GCCTGACCTCCGCCCACAGCGTCCGCACGCCCTTGACGACTGCCACGCCCAGCAGCCACGGATAGGGCACACCCTCCCACGTCAGGCCCAGCCACTTCATCTTCTTTGGACCCGCCCGTGTCGGCGTGGGCTTGCTCGCGGCAGCCGCCCGCTCTCCGTCGCTCATGGCCTTGCCCACCAGATCGCGTAGGCCGGGGTGCCCGATGTTCGGCCACCTCGGCTTCATCTGGTCCACTGTCAACTGGACCAGCCCGGTCCTCACCTCAAGAGCCTGCTGGGTGCCCGGTCCCAACTCGTGGCACCGCTCACAGAACACATCGTCCACACCCAGCACAAACCCCAACTGCACATCGAGCAGTCCGCACGACTGCGGCCTCCTCATCGGACACTTCCCCATCATCTCACTCATGGCTGCTCCTCACGGACAGAACTTAGAAACATTGGGCACAGCTTCACAGACTTCAGGATCTCCAACGCAGGTGGTCCAAGGACCACATAGTCCGAGGCCGGACACTCCGTTCGGGTAGGCCAGTTCGATGAACTCCCGGTACGTCTCACACACGTCCAATGCGACAGGAGTACCGATCACCTGATGCTGCACATACTGAATCGGAGTCCCAGCACCGTACGCAGACGAAAACCCGCTGATTCCCAGTCCTTCATAGCAACAGAACGAAATCCTGATAGGGAACAACTGACGAGTCTCATAGCAAGCATCGCCATCCCAACTGTAGTAGTTGCAGGTTCCATACCAAATAGAGCAACCACAGAGAGGATACATGTTTCCTTGAGAATCAACTTGAACAGTTGCGCAAGCGGATGGCCCTGTCACGGGCGGGCTCACTCCCATCGGCTCGCCAAAGTAGTCAGAGCAAGGCACGTCAAGACAGTCGGGGTCGCAGATGGAGCCGAAGGGGCCGAGCGGGTCGCAGAAAGCGACGGAGGAGCCGGAGCCGCTGCCGCCTGAGCCGCCGGAGCCGGAGCCACCGGAGCCGCCGCTGGGAGGCGGGGGGCTGGTTGGTTCGCCGGGAGGCACCGGAATGAGCGGGGGAATGGGTGGTTCGGGGTTGTTCTGCTGAATGGGGTTGAAGGTGCGACCGGGCGTCAGGGCGTTTTGGCCGGGCTGCGTAAAGACTTGGGAGAGGACTTCGGACATGGAGGCGTTGCGGTTGGCGAACTCGCGGTCGAAGTTGATGCGAACGCCCGGACGCACAGTCTCCTGCTGGAAGCCTTGGCGGAGGTTGGACATGGTGGACGGACCCATGCCCGCCACAAAGTCTTGCAGCCAGCTCGGGAGCGTTCGATAGCCGAAATTGGAAGAGTCGAAGGGCATGATTCAGAGCCGCCAAGCAACGCCAGTTGCCATCCGCACATCCGGGTTGTCCACGGTATTCCGATCGAAGCGAGGCGGGGTTCGCCCCTGTGCCCCCTGCGCCCGGTCACGCAGCGTCTTGACCGCATCCGCATAGCTGCGACGGATCAGTTCGAGCTGGCCTTCGGGCATCCGCGCCCGCGTCCCCATCCCGATCGCAGCCCGATAGGCGACCGCCTGCAAGAAGGCTTGCGAGATGGGCGGAGCCACCTCGTAAGCGTACTTCGTCACACCATTGAAGGTGCCCGAAAGGGCATCACCCAGAGTGATAGTGGAGGCGGCTGCATCGTGAACAACGATCAGCCGCTCTTGAATGAGGCCGGATGTTGGGATCATCCTGAACATCTGGCCGACCAGCGAGTTGGGCCGTCGATCGACGTAGCCCAGTTGGGGCGTGCCCATCGTCACCGTCTTGCCGTCAGCCGCCACCGTACAACCATGAGAGTGGTGGGCGTAGTGCGGCACAAAATCGCCGCTCGGCACAAACCTCAACACAAACGTCTTCGCATCTGTAAGCGGTGGATCAAAGACGAGCGTGTTCGCCGACAGCCGCCAACCCGGCCCGCTCGGTGCCGTGAGCGAGCGGGGCATCCAGTCGATGTACTCGTTGCCGCTGGTATCCAGCTCGACCAGCCGCAAGACGGTGGCAATGATGGGCGGCAGCACAAAGCTCGCTTGACCTGCGGTGGTCGTGAACTGGAGACTGCCCACGTAGTTGAGGGTGCTGATGCCCGTGCAACGTGACACCACCTCCTCCTGAGCAGGCAAGATGAAGTGTCGGATCACGTAGTCATCGGTCAGCTCGCCCTCGCTGGTGGAGCGATTGATGATGGACCACGCCCGCTCAAGCACCGTCTCAAGATACGACAGACTGGGACTCATGTTCAATCACTCCACGTCTTTGGTCACAGAGACCTTGCCCTTGCTGTGCCAATTCTCGTTGATCTGCCGCACTTGATCGCTACCCAGCATGTTGGGGTCCATGTAGACACCCGGCTGCTGCTCGACCGCTCTCGCGGCCTCGTACATGTTGCGTTGCTTGAGCGATCGCACTTGCTGCTTCCTGAACTCCTCCGACCGCACCAGCGAGTCCAGCTCTTCCTTCTCCTGCGACTGCAACTTCCGCTCAAGCTGCTCATGAGCACTCGGTCCCCGCATCCGCTCGATCCAGGCCCTGAAGTTGAAGTCTGACCCCTCCTGAAACGGATGGCAATCGAAACTGGTCAACTCGCGGAAGAGGCCCGGCCCAAACTCCCCACCCGAATGGTCTATGCCCTGACCCCTCAGATGAGGCGGCAGGAACACCCACACCCCGATCGAGAACCGCTTAGCCTTGCGGTGGTACATCAGGAACAACCGGCCCTTTGTGTTGACCGCCCTGTCGAGCGACTCCATCGAAGGGCTCGTGGGCAGCACCTGATGCCAGTCTGCCCTATACCGAGTGCATGACGACGACTCATAAAGCTGATCGACAATCGCAGACATGACGGCCTCCGGGGAGTGAAAAACAAGGGGCCAGCCATCATAGGCCAGCCCCTCGTCGTGTGCTTCACTTGTCCAACTCTCACCCGACTTAGCCGCCGACCGGCTCAAGGCGGTACTCGTCCACACCCTCAAGCCGCATACCGACCGGCTGCGCATCCGGCACAAACTGCGTGCGGAGGATGGCGGGGTGCTCCCACGCATCAGTGATGAGGTTGTCACCACCGTTCACACCCTGCGTCACGTTGATCCGATCGCTGCCCGTGCCAGTCAGGAGCGGAGCAACCAGCTCAAACCCAGCCGACGGCTCCGCACCCGGTGCGATCTGGCTGTTCATCAGGGCAGGCGGCACGTACCGCACAAAGTTACCCTGAATGCGATGGCCGTACACAGTGTTGTTCTCGACCCAGTAGCTGGTCACGCCACGGTAGGTCTTGCCCTCGTGCTCGAACGTGAAGCCCGGACGAACGCCCTCGCTGTTGAGGTTCTGCGTCTGACCCGTACGCTCACGAGTGAACGAGTTGATCTGCTGGTTCGCATAGCTGCGCCACACGCCACGGCTCGCAATAAACGTGTCGAGCATCCAGCCGTGCTGATCGTGCGCCTCATTGAACTTGTCGAGATATCCCGTCAGCTTCGCCTCAGTCAGCACGCCCACGTTCGTATACCGGAGCGACTTGAACTGCGGGTAGTTGTTGACGTTGATGATGCCGCCGAATGGCCCACCATCATTCACCGCCTCAGCACCCAGCAACTGATCCCGGTTCGGAACCACGCTAGCCGGATTGACAGCACCGAACTTCATGAAGCTGTTGATACCCGCGATGCCCATGAACGGCAACCCGGAGTTCGTGCCAGTCGCATTCGCGTTCATCGTGTTGGCCAGCACAACCGCATCACCGTTGGCGATGTTGGCCAGTGCAGCCTGCGAACCCATGAGCCGGAACGTGCCCGTCACATAGTCCACCGAACTGACGATGATGTTGAGGCGGGTCAGCGGCGTCTGATTCCCCAGCGCAGCCTGCGAGTCGTTTCGACGAGCGAGAGGCCCCGGCGTTGCAGGGGCGTACACGTCAACCTGCATACCCGGAGCAAGGCGGCGAACCGTCTTGTTGTCCGTCTCCATCGTGCGGACCCACGTAGTCGTCGCACCAATCTGGGTGTTGGTGCCGACGCTGGCCACGTTGCACAGCCGGTAGTTGTCGTTCTGGCTGGCAATCAGGTAGAAGGCTAGCGTGCGGCTGATGTTGCGAGCCCAGCCCGTCAACTTGGGAGCGATGATCTGACCGACGAACGCGGGGTTCTGCTCAGCCAGCACCTCAGCCATGTTGAAGCGGATGTTGCCCGTCATACCACGCATCGGAATCGCCAGCCCGTACGTGGTGTTCTCAGCCTGACCAACCGCCGAGGGGAACGTGTACTGGCCCCGGCCACGAGCCCGGATATTGCTGCCCGTATCCACCAGACCCGTCTGATCGGTGTCACCAATCAGACCAAACTGGTTGCGTGCCTGCGCACCCTCGATCACGCCGCTCAGGCCACCCTGATACAGCTTGCGGATCACAAGGTCACGGCCAAAGCCGCTGATGTCACCCGTCGGCATCCCGTTCAGGATGTCGCCGAAGATCGGCTCCTGAGCAGGCAGAAAGGTGTCGATGGCCGTGTTGATGATCTCTTGGAACTGAACCCGACGATCAATCAGCGGGTTGCCAGCACCAGTGTTCGGAAAAGAGGACATGGTTGTTCTCCATCAAGGTGTCGAAGTTCGAGAAGGGAGTTACTACTCCCCTAGTGTAGGCAAGTCAAAGAACCCGTGCGTTCTCACGCTCAATCATATTCCGAGCCGTCTGCTTCGACAGCACGTCAGCCGCCCACTGATTGAGCTGAGTGGAAACCGTGCCCATGTTGTCGCGGCCCGGGACAAACTTCTCCGGCGGCTTGACCGTCGGCTTGTTGAGCACGCTTTCCCAAACCCCGCTGGCCGGGCTCGCACCCAACGACTTCAACGCGGACAACAGCGGCTTGATCGTGTCCAATTGCTTGGCCGAAGCGTCCTTCACAGCCTTGGCCACCGCAGCCTCAGTCACCACGCCATCCCGGTTCTTGACCTCAAGGAGCGTCTGAATCGCTTCCTTGCGGATCGACTCCTTCACCCCATCAAGGACCTTGCCTGCGTCCTGTCCGGCTTTGGCCTTCTTGAGCAGCCCCTCGATCTGACCCAAACCATCCTGCGCCTTGATCGACTGCTCCAGCACACTGTTGAACGTGCTTTCAATCCGCTCAGTTGAGCGAACCATCGCCAGCCGCTTCAACTCAGCCTGCTCAGCCTTCAACGCCGCAATCTGCTGCATCAGATCAGTAACCGTCACATTCGCATCACCGCTCGATGCCGACGTACCCCCGGCGTTCGACTCAACGCCCACTCTGCTCTGGTCATCGGCCTCAGCCTGAAAGATGGACGACAGCCTCGCCTCGATCTCAGCCGTGCTCAACCCGGCCATCTTCAACGCACGAGTCGCCGCGTCCCGCTGCTGGTTCTCCGGCAGCGACCCATCGAGCAACTGCTGAGCCGTCTGCACCGCCTCATCTCGTGCCGCAAGCGCAGCCTGAATGTCCTGAATGGACATCGCCTTTCCACCAATCTCGATGGTAGTAGGCTGGCTCGGAGCCGCAGGCTGAGCGGGCGGAGTCGAAGGAGTACCACCAGCACCAGCACCAGCACCATCCGCGTCAGGAAACAGCTTGATCTTCAGATTCATGGTTCACTTTCAGGCTACTTGCGTAGCTCACATGGGGGGAAGGGACGGTCACATCTGCATCGGCGGAGCACCCACGGCCCCGCCAGCCGATTGTAGCGGATTCATCGGACCCTGATTGAGCGTCGCCATGTCCACCGGGCTAGGCACCGCTTCAGGCAGCGTTCGACCCGAGAACTGAATCAGCGCATCTCGATAATCACCCAGCGCGTTCTGCACATCGGGTGACGCAAACTGCACGACGGGACTCGGCAAGAAGTCACTGAGCAACGCCAATTCCACATCGGGCCGCGTGTTGTACTGCGTCAGCACCACCTCGCCCGGCGACTTGCCATCGTTGAAAATGGTCAGGATGCGGATCACCGCTGTCTCCTGTGCCGCCTTTTCACCGTCGATGTCCGCAGCCAAGTCGATGCCCTGCTTGATGCAGTACCGCTTGAACGACTCAGGCGTGTTCACCCCGAGCTTCAATAGCTCAACCGCCTCCATCTTGGCCACCAGCGGATTCTGGGGAGAACCCTCAGTCAGGTCCACCGTCAACAGATTGACGTTGGGCAGCGGGTTGTCATTGAACTGCACCTGCATGGTGTCCGTGTCAATGCTCACACCCGCCAGATCAAGCGTCAACCTCGACACCGGGATCGGTCGCGGACTAGTCAACAACATGCTCGCAGCATCAATAAGCATCGAGCGATACACGACCGCACAAGCCGCCGTCAGATTGGTCGTGCCCGTCACAGTGCCCGACTTCAACTTGTCGTCCAGCATCCGCAACCCAGCTGCACTCTCCACTCGACCCTTCTCTCTGGCCAAGTCAGGATACGGATCGACCGTCTGCATGAGCCCCTGAATAAACGCCGCACCTCGACCTGCCGCGTCTCCCGTGTTGAACGGCGTGATGGGGAACGGTCTGAAGTTCGACTCGTAAAGGGAGGGATCGGGCGAATGGAACAACGCCTTGAGCCCCGGACCCACCTGCTTGAGCGTGGCATTCGCGTCCATCGTCTGCGGCAACACCACGCACCCAAACGAGTCCATGTCGCTGATGTTCTGCAACATCAGCTTGACCATCTTCTCCAGCGACCTCGCGTAGTGAAACACGATGTCAAACGCACCGATACCGTAGAACGACCCGTTCTCGATGAACCGTGCGATGCCGATGCTGGGATAGAGCGGCACGCCCTCTGCCTTCTGATGCAGCAGAATGGATCGCCCACTGCTGACTACAAAGTCATGGACCAACCCGCCGTGCCCGATGTTCCACAACTGCCGCGTAAGAATCACATCCTCAAACATCTCATCTCGCGCCTTGCCCGACCCCCCACTCAAGGTGCTTCCGCTTGAGCGGCTGGGCGAGTGCGGATAGGAGTTGGCTTCGTGGTGATCGGGTGCGAGCGTGTCGCCGATTCGCCTTCTGTACTTCTTGCAGCCCTGAAGCTCCTTCTCCGTCAGCTTTCGGTCGAGCTTCTCTTCGAGCATCTTCAGGGGAAACGCTTGGATGCGGATGAACGACTGCTGCTTGGTGTAGTCGGTCGTGGCGGCAGGGAACGGCAGCAACTCGCGGGGGTGAATCACCTCAAGATGACCCGTGAGCCCCACGACCGGCAAGTCCTTGACGTGACCCTGAATGCCCACACATCCCAGCGAGGCGAGCACGTGCGCGGCCATCACCTTGAACGGCCTGATGGTGTTGTCGTTGATGATGTTGTCCACGATCACCTGTGCGCCGGCTCGTTCACGCATCGACCGCAGCGACGAACCTGTGCGACCCACCCTCGGCCTGAAGTCAAGAGAGGCAAGCAGTCCGGTCACTTGGTCGATCTTGCGGACGACTTCCGGTCCCTGCAACTCCAACCGGCCCTGCTCGTCCAGCTCGTAGGGCCTGATCGTGTTCGACTTGGGATCGAACACGTCGAAGCGGCGGCACCCGTTCAGGTAGTGGTAAACCAGATTCCAGATGAGACGACGGTACGAGAACGCCGTGAGCTGCTGCTGCACATGCTCCTCGATGAGGGCTGCGAGGGCTTCCGGGTTGTCAGGCAACGCAACGTGCATACTCGCTCCCAGCTAATCCGATCACTCTTGATCCGCTCCGCCTTCATCCGCATCCTGCCACAGCATCGGGTTCTGGCTCCGTTGCTCACTATATGCTCGCAGCCAGTCCGCATCTTCCGGCTTCCTCGCTCCTGTCCCTGCACCTTGAGTGGGGGGCTGCCCTCGGTAGTAGGCTTCGGCAAGCAGTCGGAAGAGAGAGAGGGGGATGACGACGTGCGAGGGGTGGATAGTCGGTTGGTTAGACGAGAGCGTCTCCAACGCGGGAGGAGTTGGGCTTGTAGCGTTTGGCGGCGTTTGTGAGAACAGCATCGAATATCTCCGGGGTCACTTGATCGAGTGACGAGATGAGGGGGAGTCCGGTCTTGGGGTGAAGCATACGCCCCTGCTGAACCATCTTGGTGAGGTCGATCGCTTCGGGTGCATCAGCGGGACGAAGAGCACGAACACCCGACTTGATGACGAATGAGGACATCGACACTGCATCGAGTGCGTCGTCGTGTTCCAGCCCGCCGTCGTCTCGCTCAGGGTTGAAGCCGTCGAGCTGCTCAAAGAGCATGGACCAGTTGGGCTGGCTGCGATAGAAGACGGGAAGCTTGATGAGGTTGTGGTTGAAGCGGTGTTGGAGCGTCGAGATCTTGGCGTTTTTGGAGGCGGTGCCCATACCGCTGAGTTTGTGGATGGCAGGCAGCGAGCCGAGGTCGGAAGTGGAGGTGCGGCTGTAGACGTTGACGAGGGAGCGGAGCTGGTTGTAGAGAACCAGCGACTCCTTGATCGCTTCAACGTGGATGGAGCGACAGCCCCACTTCTTGGCCATAGCAAGGATCTCGACGCAGAACTTGTCGAGTGAGGGCTTGCCGCAGTAGAGGTCGAGGACGTACAACTCGTTGAGCGGGGTATACGCCATCAAGCAGCACACCTTGAAGTCCGAGTTGGCGTTCTCGGTGTAGGCGTGATCGACCGTCATGAAGAGGCGGCTGGTCGCCAACAGGTTGGTCAGCGTCATCGAATGCTCGGTGCCGTCGCGGATGGTGTGGACGCGAGTGAGCGAGCCGCGAGGGTCGGTCTGAAGTTTACCGTCAATGGCCGAGAACCAGTAAGAGAGTGGCGATTGGGTTTCAGTGAGGGAGGGGAAGAAGGCACGGGAGCCGGTACCGGGCCGTGCCATGTACTCGGCCTCGAATGAGGGAGTGCCGATCGTGGCTCGGATGCGCTCAAGTGAGAAGCGGCCACGCAGCTCGGGGTTGGCGAGGATGTCGGCCTCAGAGACGGGCCACATGTCAGGCCATGCCGACACGAGGTTGCCCGCATCATCGTTGTAGGCGGCACGGATGACAAGCCGGTTCCAGTAGTTGAAACGGGAGTCGAGAGCGAGTGGGCCGTTGGGCGATTCGATCGTCTGCATCGCGCGCCAGGCGTAGTGGCGGCGGGAGATGAAGGTGGCAATCCAGCGGATGAATGCGCCGGGGATCTGGATCATGGGCAGGACACGCGAGAAGAGCATGTCCTCGAAGTTGGCACGACGATCGTACATGGAAGTGGAGGAAGTGCCCTCGTACTCAGCGTCGTCGATGTCGATGGAAATGGGACGACGACCACGCATCCGCGACTCGACAGAGCCGGAGCGGACGTTGGAACCGTTGGTCAGGAAGAAGAACGCGTCACCCCAAGGACGCTCGCCGCGTTTGGGTTGGATGCGACCGCCAAACTCAGGCAGCGGAGTGAAGTCGTCGAAAATGCGACGATTCTCGGTACACTGAGCCTTGATGCGAATGCCGTTGTCGATGGCGTTGTCGTTGCTGCTGGTGTAGTAGGTGTTGGACCAGCCGGGGTATGTGAGGCAGTGCATCAAGTTGGTGATGCGAACCTGCGTGGACTTCGAGAAGCCACGCGGGCACACAATGATGGATGCTGCCTCCTGCGAGTAGTGGCGGCGATCGAACGCAGAGGGGCGAAAGGTGGAGCGGCCCCACACACGCAGCAGACTGAAGTGGGCCGGAGCGGACTTTACGAGGCCGTTTTGGTAGAACGACGGATCGAAGTCGTCGGCGGGGTCGGGGTAGAGGTAGTAGCGGTTGAAGAAGTTGACTGAGGCTGCGTAGAGGTCAGACTGGACGGTAGGGTCGGCTGCGTGGACGAGCCACTGACGGCAGGCGTTGACTCGGGCGAGCCGCTGTCCGTCGTCGTCAAGCTCGGGGTAGTCAGCGGGGAGTGGGTAGTAGGGATTGTTGAGCCGTGAGACTTGGACGACTGCGGGCGGCATGACACGGACTCCGACGTGGCAAGAAGGTTGGGATTGACGTGGATGGCGTACGCGGCCATCGCCACCATAACGTGGCACTTGCCAAGGAACGTGCAGGCTTCGTCGATCTGCGACTCACAGACGGCTTCGTTGATGGGGATCTGCCACTCAAGCGGCAATGCCTGAGCGGTCCACAGATCGACGACCTTCATGAAGAGACCGCCCCAGTACACGTCGTTGTGAGAGGAGCGGTTGCACGGATTCATGAGACCAAGGCTCTTGAAACCACGCAACAACCACGTAAAGCAGTCACGCGGTTCGTTCTGAAGAATCACTTTGCGGATGTCGCTGAAGAGCCTCTGCTGATGGGGCAGCCAAGTCGGCGGACCCGAATGAGGCTGGAAGGAGGTTGCGTTCGCATTGAGGGTCGCGTTGCTGATCGACATCAGGAGACTCCAAAATGATGCGGGTAGCGGTGAGAGTGGTGACACGACCGTCTGGGGTGCGTGTGGTTTGGGTGGCCTGCTTGACGGCACCAGCGGCCTCAAGCGACTTAGCGGCGGTGCTCAGGAAGAGGGGGATGGCTCGGAGAGAGACGGCGGGGTCGGGGGAGCGGACGTGGGTGATGAGCGTATTGACGAGTTCCGCTTGGTCGAAGCCGTTTTCGACGCACGACGTTCCGAACCCGTCGGGGTTGAAGAAGGAGGCTGCGACTTCTGCTCCGCTGGAATGGACCACAGCGTTTCGGCGAGGCCGGGGGAGCTGGGGCAATTGTCCTGAAAGTTCGGGTGGCACTGCTGGGCCTCCTCATCCACATCGAAGTAGGTCGTTATCGACTCGGGCTCGTCCTCGAAGAGTATAGCCGCCTGCTTGCGAGCCTGCATCGCTCGCTCGAAGGTTGCCACATCTCGAATCTGCATGGCGTGAAGAGCGAGTGTGGAGGCTGCGGTGTCAAGCGAGGCTTTCAGGTCAGCGGGCGCGGGGAGCTGGTTGAGCTTGCGAAGAGCGTACAGCTCACTGACGAGAAGTCGGGCAGTGTCGCGTAGACGGTCGAAGTGAGATGAAGGGGCAACGTCGGGGAGGGATGCTGGGATGCCGTGACCCCCCGGAGCAACGAGTGATCGAAGTACGAGCTTGAAGGTGTCGAACTCAACGAAGGCGTGTCTTGGGTGAAAGTAGACAAGGGGAACTCCGTAGAGGGTGCAGAGGTGGGCGAGGGCTTCCACAGTGAAGCCCGTCGGTGCGAGCGTGCGGTGCAGATAGCGGAGCGAGTAGAAGCGGAGGCCCGGCCCAAACGACACGTAGTCCGCGACAGGCGAGTCGGTCTGGGTCGTGAAGGCGGAGGGGTCTTTGGCGTTGCGATGGTAGACACCGGGCGGTGCATAATGCACCGAGTCATCCCCCCCACTCAAGGCGTTGGGAGGGGGAGGGTCAGAGGACGGGGGGCGTGAAGACGAGGGGGGCATTGGCTGAGCCGAGCGTGAGGGGGAAATCGGACAGGGGGTTGATGGCGGCGGTACGAGATGATAGGATGGTGGGATCAAGTTGGCGACCACCGCGCACAGGCTTTTGAACTGGCATAACGGATTGAGTTGAAGCTCTCCTTGCGGCGGTCGCAACAGGCACAACTGAAGATGAAGAGCGGCCTCGGCCCACACCTTGAGTGGGGGTCATGAGGATGTCGCGGCTGCTCCGGTTGCTCCCGGTGGCTTTGGCCTTCTGGGCGATGTCTTGGGTGATGGCTGCGAAGTCTTGGGCACGGAAGTTGTGCCGCATGGAGTGCAGGATGGAGAGCTGGGTGGCGGGGGAGAGTTTGGACGAGCCTTCGAGGATTGAGAGGTAGTTGTTGAAGGAGCGGTCGGACAGTGTGCCGATCGTGGGTTTCATGCGGGAACTCCAAAGGGCCAGAGGGTCCAGAGAAGGATAGCACGATGTCCGGGTCAGCACCAGTCAGGGTTGTGGTTGAGAGCGATGCACCAGCGGATCTGGCGAGGCGGGCGATGGCTGTGGTGTGGGGTTGCACGGCGAGCAAGCGGGGGCTGTTGTGGTGGAAGGGTACGTGGCTGATGTGGCGCGAGACGAGTCCGGGTGTGGGAAGGTGGGAGGTGGGGGTGAACGAGACGGAGATGAGGGCTGCGTTGTGGGAGTTTCTGAGTGTGTGCGTGACTGAGGAGCAAGAGGATGAGATGACCACGGTGACGACGCGGGTGAGGGTTGATAAGCGGATGGTGGACGATGTGATGGATGCCGTCAAGGGCTTCAGCTTGTTCAAGGCGGAGACGCTGCCGGTGTGGCTGAGGAAGCCGCAGGGTGTGGAAGAGTGGGAGTGTGTAGGGTTTGAGGATGTGGTGGTCAATGCGAGGACGGGGGAGACGTGGGAGCGGACTCAGGATTGGGTGGATGTCGGTGTGCTGCCGGTGGCGTGGGCCAGTGGACGAGCGGAATGCCCCCTGATGGATCGGACGGTGAGTGAGTGGGGTGAGGGGCAGGAGAGGTGGGTGGAGATGTGGTGGAGGCTGATGGGACTGGCAGTGGGGAATGAGCGGAGGTTAGGGGTTATTGGGGTGCTGGAGGGTCTGACGAGAGGAGGGAAGGGGGTGACGAGCAGGTTGGTGAAGAAGCTGAAGGGAGCGGGGGCGTTTATGACGGACGTGAAGAGTCTGACGAGCGAGTATGGGTTGTGGGGTGCGCAGGTGGCGGGAGTGATCGTGGTTGAGGAGGTGAGCAAGCTCGGGAAGAGTCAAGCAGAGACGGCAGGTAGCGTGGTGAAGAAGGTGGTGGGACGGGACGTGCTGACGCTCAATGGGAAGTGGCAGTTGCCGGTGCGGACGCAGATCAATGCGACTGTGCTGATGGTCGGCAACACGATCCCTAACTTGCCGGACCATGCGAGGGCCATCAGCAGCAAGCTGAGGGTGCTGCCGTTCAACAGGAGTTGGGCGGGCAAAGAAGATCCGGGGCTGGAAGAGAAGCTGGAGGCGGAGCTGGCGGGGGTGGCGAGGAAGGCGGTGGAGGCGTTGGGGCGGGTGCTGAGGGAGCCGGACAGTGCGAAGAAGTTTGACGTGGAGCTGGGACGCGAGGAGGTAGAGGATTTCCAGAGGGAGGTGAATGAGGCGGATGACTTCCTGTGCCAGTGGTTTGTGAAGGTGGGGAGCGGGATGGTGGCCGCTGCGACGATGTGGGAGGTGTTCAGGAGGGAGAGGGGGCCTGTCATGAGCGAGAACAGGTTCCACAAGGGGTTCATGAAGACAACCAGTTGGGCACTGGGTAGGAGGAAGGTGAACGGGCGGATGTTCTATGTGGGGCTGGCGATGAAGGCGGATGGGCAGGAGTGAGGTGGATTGGTGGATAGGGAGACCCCCCACTCAAGGTTTGTTGGTGGCTTGTCTTGTGACAGGCAACCAGCACCTTGAGTGGGGGTTTTTCGTTGAGGGCGTTAGGGTGCGGGAGAGGGTGGGGAGGGACGGGGAGGTGGAAGGCGGGCCACAACTTCCTTATATATATTTTTCAGGTGTCAAAAAAACGAGTTGTAGTTGGGGAGGGAGTCCCTCCCCAAAGAGAACGTGTGGCGATTTGTGACGATTGTGGGGGTGTGAGGGGGGTAACTGAGGCGAACGTGGCGGGGAGGGAGTGCGGAAGGAGCGAAAATCTGCCTCCCTAAATGGGCTTCCCTCCCCAAGCCAGGGAGGCACGAAAAGGGAGGAATGGGGAGGCAGGGGTACTAACGGAAGGAGAACGAGTCGTTAGGGTAGGAATTTTGAGAGGGGTGGGGTGTTTCCGCTCGCCGCAAGGCCGCGAGCCGGGGGGTGTGCCACCCGCCCGGGCCGCCTGCTTGCCCCCACTGTAACCTAGATGGGCTAGGGGTAAGACGCATGCAAGTTATACCCTCGCAAACTTGACCCGATCGGACAGAATGCCTATTGTTCTTGGCTTGCCGATCCCCAGCCTACGCTGGCGCGGGGTCCGCTGACCGCGACCGCCCCCGCGTGAACGGGGATCACCGGGTCCGACGGACCCAAGGAAGTTCCCATGAATGCAATCGTCGCCCCCGCCCCCGCCCCCGTGTCTAGCGCGGCCGCGCCCCCCGCCCCGGCGAACAACGCCCCGGTCGGCGATGCCCCCGTGCAGAACGTGGGCACTCCCCTGACAGAGCGCGACAAGATGCGGTTGGTGATCGGTACCGTCTTCTCGGATGGTAACTGGTTTGATCCCGCTACCGCATGGCGCAAGTCGGGCCTTGCGCTTGGCATCCCCGACCGGGACGCAACCCCCGACCAAAAGGCCCAACGCAAGGCGTATTGCGACAAGCGCCGCGGCGAATTGATCGGCTCTTTGCTGTCTCGAATCGAGGCCTTGCGGGCCGAAAAAGCGCTGTTCAATGACGTGCAGGGAGAAGCGGCGGCTCGGTTCGCCATGCTCCGGGGCGTGAAGATGTACGCCCGTTCCCTGACCATCGGCCAAGCTCTGAAGGCGCTTGAAGCGCAGATCCGGGGCGAGAATCGCGCCACCATGCACCTGACCCGGTGCGCGACAAAGACTCTCGGCTAATCACCCTACCTTCCCCCTACCATCCAACACCGTACCACGCCCTACCGGGTGTGTACGGTATTCCCTAGCCTCTCTTTGCCGAGCCACGGCTTAGTAAGGGGATACACCCATGACGCGCGTGGGCACTGCTAGGGCACAAGAGGCTATCCCTGCGCCAATCAGGGGGTAGCCGGGTGGAACCAGCCCCTAGGGGATAGCCCCAACTGGGCCGCATATCCTGTATGCGGAGCGAAGTAGACGGCGGGTGGCGTTCGCAGCGCCCCATATCTGTCCGGGCCACGGCCTAGACCGGGTATCGGCAAAGGCATGATCCTCCCCGCGAGGCAGGGCCTGATCCCCCTGACATGCTGTTCTCGCCCCATCTATCTTCCAATACGACTCGTGCGCATCGAGCGTCGTCGCCAATGTGCGGGCCGGTTTAGCAACCGATCACCCGTAGGACGCGACCCCCTCCTCCAGGGAATGCGCCCCCAGATCAAGGGTTACCCTGATCACCCCACTCCATTTCGGTCGCCATAGGTTCGGTACATGCGCCGTGCGGCTTCACCGCACGGTAGGTGTTTGCTCACCTGCCAAGCCATGTAGCACGTTCAATCTCCACCGATTCGTGGGGGCACACCCAACCATCCCCCGCTCCCCCTTCACCGGGTGAGCGGGCTTTCCCCACGCCGCACCCGTCGTGCGGCCGTCCCCACAGGAGGTTCCCATGTACACCGTTTCTCGTCATCGTCACGACTGCAACACCAATGACTGTTCGGTCATTGAGGTTCAGACTCGTGACACTCTCGGTGCCGCCCGGATCCTTGCCTCTGTCTGGTCCTATCGCTACCCCACCTCCAACCCTCGCTATCACGACTCTGCTTCCATTGAGCCCGGTTCGCTCTCTCTCCACCAAGCCCGCAACATCGCTCGCCCCACCGAGGCGTGGGTGAACGGCGGTTGCTGTTTCACTCATATGCCCAAGGAACCCGCCCATGCATGATGCGTTCGACCCCAAGATCGTCGCCGCCGCCACCCGCCGCGCCGACGCCCGCCTCCGCCATCAGATCATGAGCAACGTGTACCCCCGCTCACTGCGGGAGTTCCCCTGTCCCTACGGCCACGGCGTCTACGTTCAGCGTGGCGGACCCACCCCCGCCCTCGCCCCCTCCCCGCCTCCCTACACCCTCTCTCTCGACCCCACCCCGCCGTCCCTCGGCAAGGCCCGGCGCACCGCCTCCCGCCGTGCCCGCCTCCGCCGCTCCCACTGACACCACGTTCGGGGGGCTCACCTTCACTCCTCTCACAGGAAAGGAGCACCCATGTAACTCCACCCCCAATTCCCCCATATTCCCCATCGAGGGCTCCTCCCCACCCGGGACGAGCCCTCTTTCCCCATTCACAGGAGGTTCCCATGTCCAAGTCCGTTCCGCTCATCATCGTCCTTTACCGTTCCACAGACATGTCCGACACGACGACCTCTGGCGACCCGTCCGGCGGCTGTCCCCTTGCCGACACGCACGTCGCCACCATCACCATCCCCGCTGAACCCGTCATGGCGCACCCCGTCGATACCGCCGAGGCCCTCGTCGCCCGCCTCCACCTCCTCTTCTGCGAGAACGAGTCCGACCAGTTGTACTTCCAGATCACCCAGCAGCCCCAGTGGTGGGACGAGATCCGCACTCGCCTCATCGATCCCGTGTTCGAGAACCGACCCTTCACCCCCCTGTATCCCACCTCCGATCCCGATGACGACGTCGACCCCGAGATCCTCGACGCCGCCAACAACCACGGCCAGCGTCCCCTCTCCCCCGACGAGCGGGCTGCATTCGACGAGCATCTCGACTTCACCAAGCCCGACCGCTTCAACTACGACTGGTCCGGCGCAGACTAAGGACACCCCATGATCGTCACCGTCACACCCGAAGACATCACCCGTGGTCGCCGTCTCTCCGCTTGTTCATGCCCGATCGCTCTCGCTATCAGACGTCTCGCTCCGCGCTGTGTCGGTGTCACAAATCACACCATCCGCATTGATGATCGGCGGTTCGCCACACCCGAACCTGCCTGCAAGTTCATCAACGACTTCGATGCCGCCCGCCCCGTCATGCCCTTCACCTTCACCCTCCCCACGGAATAACCCATGCTCATAAACGTCACCGCCCGCGACATCAAACTCGGCATCCCTTGCTCTAAACAGTCGTGCCCCATCGCCCGTGCCATCCGCCGTCGCTTCCCCCGCAGCAGAATTAAAGTGCACGCATGGTGCCTTACGATTAATCGTCGTATCATCAGCACCACTCCTCAAGTAACGAGGTTCATCAACGCACTCGACGATGGCAAGCGTGTTCGTCCCTTCAAGTTCGACCTCCCCATCAAGTGAGCCCACCCATGTTCCTTGACTACTGGCTCCCGCTCCTCCTCAACTGGCTCGTCGCCACCACCATCCTCTTCTTCAGCACCGCACGCTTCCGTCTCCGTAACTACGGCACCCGTATGCCCACTTCCCCTCTCGACATCACCCTCACCGTCGTCGTGCTCCTGCTCTACCTCACCCTTTGCTTTGTCCCGCTCGCCCAGTACCCGCCCGACTTCTGGGTGTGGCTCCTCCACTGACCCCCACCCAAGGCACCCTGCATGAAGTCGTCGCCTCTCGAAAGACTCATCGTCCTTATCCTCACGTTCGCGTTCATCCCCGTGCTGATAGGCACACCACCGCTCATCGTCGCCGTCATCTGGTACTTCGCTCGTGACTCTGTGGCCGCTGTCTTCTCGTGGCCGTCCGCTTCCACAATCACCTTCTCGCAAGCCTTCTGGCTGTCCCTCCTCGCATACGTAGTGGGCGTCATCATCTTCCGCCTCGTCCGCGCCATCTTCCCGCCCGCACCCCGCACCACCTGACCCCCACTCAAGGAATCCTTATGTCAACCACCCCGTTCCCCACTCTCATTGTCATGGGTCGTCTCCCCTCCGACACCCGCGACACCCGCGACACCCGCGACACCGCCTCCGCTGTCCTCTCCTACCAGCTCGGCTCCTACTACGAGAACAGCACCAAGAACACCATCTACGCCGCAGCCAAGCGCATGGCCCGAGAGATCAACGCTCACGGTGCCCCTCGTATCCAAGCCCTCATTACTGCCAAGCGCCTCGTCCCCAATGGCACCAACAACCCCGACGCTCGCCCTGCCGCTGGCTTCAGCATCAGCGTCGTCTGGCCGGGTGGCCGTGTCAGTGTCATTCGCTAACTCTCACCGCCCTCCTGATGGCCGGGTGCGTCTCTCACGGGGCGTGCTCGGTTTCGTGTGCCGTGCCATGCACACACCCCCACTCCCACTCAGTACGTGCAGCGTGTGCTGCCGCTGTGTGTGATGGGGTCAACCCCTCCAACAAGGAGCAAAACATGGCTGTTACCAACGTTCGCGTCACCGACTCTCGCAACAACACCCGCCGCGTCTTTGAGGTTCCCGAGGGCAGCACCGTCGCTGCCGTCCTCACCGCTGCTGGTGTCCCCTTCAGCGAGTCGGGGTACGCCATCACCTACCGTGCGGCGGGCACCTCCACCATCACCGCCCTCACGCCGGATGGGATCAACAACACGGTCGTCACCGACATGTCCGACGTGTTCGCCACCTTCACCCAGCAGAAGGGCAACTGATCCCCCCACTCAAGGTCAGTGACTCACCGTGCTGACTCGGGCAGGATGGCCTATCGGCTGTCCTGCTCTTTCCATTCCCCCACTCAGGAGTTCCCATCATGCCCGTCTCCCCGCACGCCACCCTCACCGACCTCTTCCCCCCTCTCCCCTACGAAAGTCCCGACCCAATCAACTTCGACGGCTCGACCTTTTCCTACCCCAACTTCACGGCTCCCGGTCCCGTCTTCACCCGCCATTCCAACCTCGTCGCCTACTCCCTCTCCTCCGACTCTGACATTGCCGCCGCCCGCCGAGTCTTCTCCCGCTACGCCCACCGCGCCCTAGATCCCGCCCCCTCCTTCTCCTCTCGCCGCGAAGCAATCCGCCTCCTCCTCACTGCCCGCGAACTCTCCTCCCGCGCCTCCACTTTCCTCGCCAGCCCTACCTCCGCTCGCCTCCACCGCTTCCGCGCTTCGCTCACCCGCCTCTCCCAGGCCGCCACCGCCTCCACCACCATTAGTTACCTCGATTCCCTCGTCCCACCCGTTCCCTTCAACCCTCTCAAGCCCAACCGCAGCCACCCCCTGCACTGGCTCTCCGTTTTCGACAACCTCGTCTCCGCCGCCCGTCACTTCTTCCCCCTCTCCTACCTCGTACTCAACCACTCCAGTTCTCAGTGGACCCTCTACTTCCAGACCCACCCTATCAAGATGCGGTTCCTCGAAGGCTTCCTCCCCAACTTCACCTGCGATTCCGACAATCTCGGCCAGTACCTTCTCCTCCCCGCTGTCCGTGGCATCCTCCCCCTCCATCTCTCCCTCAACGACTTCACCCGCACCACTCCCTACGCCAACTCTCCCGACGCATCTAACTCCTTCTATATGTCCAACCGCCAGATTGAATTCTTCCAACCCTACTCCATCCGCACCCATTCCACCCGCCCCCGCCCCGGCTCGACCTTCCCTCACTCCTTCCGCCACCCCCACATCTCCAGCTCCCGCGTTTCTTCTCCTTACGCCACCATCTGCCACTCCAACCACTACAAAGAAACCTGCGCCTCTCGCTATTACAACGGCGACTACTACTCGCTCATCGCCGACACACTCTCCGTCCTCTCCACCTACAACCCCGGCTCCCCCTACTTCCAACTCTCCGACATCTCCGCTTCCGGTCCCATCACCGTCTGCCCCCATTGCAACGAGTCCTACGACCCCGCCACCTCCGGCATACGCCCCATCTCCCGCGTCACTCCAACCGCCATCCGCAGAGACCCTGACCCTCACCACGCCCCCTGCCTTGTCCCTGTCCCCTGCTTCCACACCCACTTCTTACACAACCCCACCACCCTCACCGACTCCTACGAACTACCCTCTCTCCGCATTACAACAGCCGATCCCAACTACGGCTACGACGACACCGACAACTGCCCACTCCACATCACCCCTTCTTTCCTTGACGACTACTGTTTCTCGCATCATACCTACACCATCAACTCCCACTCCATCTCAGCCTTCGTCCGTTCCGCTATCCGCGACACCATCACCACTCCCGGCCAACACAAGCCGCTCTCCCACCACTTCCAAGCTCGCTTCGTCCGCACCCTCACCCCTCACCTCTCCGTTCCCACTCCCTCCTTCGGCGATCCTTCCCCGCCCCTTCCCCTCCCCGCCACCCTCATCTCCAACCACCTCCCCCTCTACCACCTCTTCACTTGCGACCCCATTACGGAGCAGATTCCAGCTACCCTCTCCGGCTCAACCCACACTCGCTACGCTTTCTCGATTCCCCTCCACGAACAGATCTACTTTGCCAACGCTGCTGCCATCGACAAGTTTCTCTGGCGATACGACACATTCCTCACTGCCATCACCGCCGCCCGGGCAGGTCGCACCTTCATGCGGCTCAACGAGCTGCCCCCGCATCTACGCCCCATCCTGTTGCTCGATCCCTCCCCCATAGACAACCCGTCATCTCCCACCGACCTGCCCACCACCATCTCTCGCCTCTCCGACTTCTTCCGTGTCATCGTCTGCCCTCCCTTCTCTCAGATCGCTGACACCCTCATCGCTCAAGCCAGCACTCAAGACGAAGTGGACCGCATCGTTGCAGACCACTTCGCTGCCATCAACTCGCACCCCATCCCGGAGCCGTCCAATGTCGAATCGCAAGCCGCCGTCGTCTGACCATCCCACCGTCCAGCCCACCGTCACCCTCTCCGCTCTCGCCTACCTCAAACTCCACCTGCTCGCCCTTGCTCCCTCCATCTCCAACGACGAGCCCAACCCGCTCCGCACCCGCGAGACCGCCGCTCTCCTCATACCCGACCCCGCCGATCCCTTCAAGATCATCGACATTTTCGTCCCCCGCCAACAATCCACCGCAGCCTCCTTCGAGATCGACCCCACCGACTCGCTCTCCGTCTTCGACACCTCCCCCAACGCACTCCCCTGCTGCACCAACCTCATCTTCCACACCCACCCCGGCGAGTCCGCCACCCCCTCCGGCGGCGACGACTCCAACTGGCGCACCGTCCAATCGACTGGCCCCTTCGCCATGATGCTCATCTTCGGTCGCCCCACCTCACCCACCGCCTTCCCCGAGTTCTCTCTCCGCGTCCGCTATCCCCTTGGCCCCGCCGTCATCCCCGGCTTCCCCGCTCTCGCCTCCTCCCCTCCCGTCTACGACGGCCCGGCCAAGCTCCTCTACTACTGCCCCTTCCGTGCCTTCCTCGAAGATGGCACACCCTTCCCCCTCTCCCCCGCCGATCGTCTCGCTTTCCTCCAGTCCGCCCTCGCCGCCAATCCCGGCGCACCCACCATCACTCCCGCCACCATCTACTCCCACAACCTCACCACCAACTGGCACACCCAGTCCGAATCCAAGAACGAAGCCCTCAAGCGTTCCCTCTACGCCCAGCTCTCCTCCTTCGTTCACCCTCCCTTCCAATCCGTCACCTCTCAGCACGCCCGCTCCCTCGGCTACATCCCCCTCTCCGAAGCTGTCAACCAGTCGTGGCTCATTCCCGACTCCGAATCCTTCCCCTACCTCGTTCACCCCGACGCTGCCCCCGTCATCCGCAAAGCGTGGCACGACTTCATCGGCAACATGCAGTCCTTCATGGGCACCCTCCTCACCCCTGTTGCCACATGGCTCGCCTCCTCCCTCACCCCCTACTTCGCTCAATCCAAGTCTCAATCTGACTCTGGCCCCCTCGTCCAGTACAAGCGTGCCACCTCCTTCTCTAAGTGGCGTGCCATGCTCACCCCCTCCACCTTCCCCACCCTGCTCCCCATCTTCAACCCCAGCCTCAACCCCACCAACCCCGAGGACACTTGGTACGAAGCCTTCTACGCCATCGAGTGGCGACCCCACTCCTCTCCCATCTCCGTCTCCGACATCAAGGATTTCATCGCCGACTCCCGCGTCTTCCAGTACGACGAATCCACCGGCGCATTCCGCATCTCGTGGTCTGCTGCCCGTGACGAGTGGGAGTGGACCCCCTCCGACGTGTCCCGCATCAACACCCTCCTCCTCACTCTCAACCCCGACCAATCCATCCTCGCCGTCGGCTGCCTCCTTCGCTACGAACTCGCTTGGTCCCACATCTGCGAGCACAGTACCTTCTCAGAGTCCGACGCTCTCGACACTGCATTCACAGAAGTCTTCGACGAACTCGTCACTTCCCTCACCGCCCTCAAGACCACCACCCAGCAGGAGTTGTACTCATGACCATCGACGACACCCGCTTCGCCGCCCTCCTCCCTCCCTCCATCCGTTCCCTCCCCGTCACCATCATCGGTTGCGGCGGCACCGGCGCAGCCTTCGCCCGCCAACTCGCCTACACCGGCTTCACACACCTCACCCTCATCGACTTCGACACCATCGAGCCGCACAACCTCGGCCCCCAAGGCTGGTCCGCTGCCCAGCTCGGCCTCCTCAAGGTCGAAGCTCTCGCTTCCGAACTCCGCATCGCCCGTCCCTCCATCTCCATCACCTACCACGCCCGTCGCTGGTCCGCCGCCCACGACCTCCGCTCCTGTACCCCCATCGTCTGCTCCTGCGTAGACTCACGCGACACCGACGCCTTCATCGCCTCCAAGCTCATCCCCCACTTGGAAAATCGTCCAGATCCCTACCTCTACCTCTCCCCCCGTGTCCGCGCCATCGACTACGTCCTCCGCTCCATCTTCGACGCCCCCTCCTACGCCTCCTACCTCTCCGCTCACTTCCCCGATTCCGCCGTCCCTCCCGAGCCCGGCTCATGCGGCGTGCCCACCACCCTCTACGGCAACACCGCTCTCGCCTGCTTGATGCTCGACAATATCCGTCGCCGCTTCACCGGCTTCCCTGTCATCACTTACGCTCAACGCTCCTTCCACACCCCGCCTGCCTGCTGGCTCCACGAAGAAGCCGACCAAGACACACTACGCTCTCCAGTCACTGTCACCCCGCCCACCCCACCCGCTCGCCGTGACACCATCCCCCACGACCCCAACACCGAGCACTACCTTAGTGAAGTGCGGGCCGTCCGCATCACCCCCTCCATCGAAGCCGCAATGTCCCGTGCCAACCCGGCACACAACCTCCAGTCTCGTCCCAGCATCCTCTCCCGCACGGAGGAGGACGCCTCCAACCCCCACGGCTTCCTCGAACGCACCCGTGGCGGTCCCCTCCCCCAAATCCCCACCGACCTCCCCTCCTAAGGAGCACACCATGCGTGAAATCGTACACATCAACAAGTCCGTCACCGGCATCACCCACGCTTCTCGTGAGATCCTCATCGAACCCTGTCCTCCCAACACCGCCTGTTCCTACCGTGTCTGGGTACAGATTGAGATCGGCGGCTTCGACACCCCTCTCATAAAGCAGGAAAGTTACATCTCTCTCAGCCGTGACGAATACCTCTCCCTCCGCTTTGAACTCGACCGTCGCTTCGAGATCACCCATGCGTGAGCCCACTCCCCTGCCTATCGCACCCTGCACCTCCTGTCCCCAGCACGAGACCGCCCTCTTCAATCCCGTCCCTCCCATCCTCCCCTCCTCCCTCACTCACCCCCCTCTCATCATCCTGCTCCCCGCCCCCTCGACCGATTCTCGCTCCGGCTCCATCCTCGCCTCTCGCACCTACCGTCTCGTCTCCTCCGCCTTCATTCCCCTCCTTCCCCCCATCTCACCCATCTTCATCCCCATCCTCCGCTGCGTCGTCACCGCCCCCTCCCGCGTGAAGCCCGCCTTCTACACCACCTGCTCTCGAACCCACCTCCTCCCCACCCTCCTCTCCCTTCTCCCTCACCTTCCCCCCACCCCCACCCCCATCCTCTGCATCGGCGCGCCAGCCGTCCGCTCCCTCCACTCTCTCCTCCACTCTCCTTGCTCCCAAGCCGAAGCCTTCTCCACTCAAGGCTCCGTCTTCCCGCTCCCCTCCACCCCCTTCTCCATCCAACGTTTCGCTACGCTCGACCCCGCCGAGATCCTCCTCCGCCCCGAGCGCAAGTCCACCGCCTTCTCCCACCTCTCCCTCCTCTCCACCCACCTCTCCGGCTCACCACCCGCCATCTCCACACCCACCATCGTCCCACCCGGCCCACCCCCCACTCAAGGTGCTTCACAATGAGCGACAAGCCTGCTCCCGATACGCCCTTCTCCCTCTTTCGTGAACTCGCCGAGATGGATGACTGGATGGTACCAGTTACTCGCTACGGGAACGTAGAAGGTCACGAGTGCTTCTTCTGCCGGGCCAAGGTGCATTTTGGCTATATCACAGGTATAACCGTAGAGCACGAGCCCACTTGCCTCTATGTTCGTGCTCGTGCCCTCCTCGCATCCACCCCTCACTCAAGGTAACTAACCCATGCACATCGTCTGTACCGACCATCGGCCCACCTCTCCCCACAAGCGCAAGGTCAGCGAACTCCCGCCCAACACCGTCGTCACCGTCGAAGGCAGCCCCTACGTCGTCATGGTGTCCGGCGTTGCACTCATTGACCTCGCTGGAGATCTGCGATGCGTCTCCCCCGACCTCAGCGAATACATCATGCGGCAAACCCCCTACGTCATACACGGTTCCTTCCGCATCAACTCCGTCGGCTAACCCCCACTCAAGGCGATTCACATGGGTAAGACAAGACGCTCACCCCGCCAGAACAAACTTGTCTCAGTCAGGGTCAAAGCTAACGCTGGCGACTATCGCACCACCCGCAAGTTCCACGTCCTCAAAGCCATCCCCTTCCGCCAGTTCAAGGCGGAACTCACCGCCCGCGAATCCCTCACCCCGGAGTAACCCGTGCCACGCACCCCCACCCCCACCCGTAAGCCCGTCAAGCCCCGCTACTCGCTCTCCGACCTACGCACCCTGTCCGACCAACTCCGCGATGATGTCTCCCGTGCCACCTCCTTCCTCAGCAGGTCCCGTGTCAAGGGCTACACCCGCTCCATCCGCACCTTGCCTCCCGATCGCCTCCGCTTCTCGTCCTCCCTCCTGAAGTCCTATCGTTCGCTCCGCTCCGCCCACTCCCTCTCCTTCCGCCCCACCACCTGCCCCACCACCTACGACCGCCGCATCCTCATCGACATGCGTCGCCTCGCTGCCGACATCCTCTCACGCTGAGCACTACATCTGACCCCCACCCACCTATGCTCATCCCACCTACTCCACACAACTACCGGCCCCGTCTCACCCAGAAGCTCCGGCGCAAGATCGGTTGGCTCGTATCCATCTTGCCCGACCCTGATTCGATGCCCACGTCCGCTCAATCTCGTGACCTGAGCGACGTTCTTCGCTATCTCACCTTCCTCTCCAGCGAGGACACATGCCCAGCCCAGCCCGACGAAAGCCCCGAGTCCACTACTTCTCCCACCCTCGCTGCCCCGTCCTCACTTCCTCAGTCATCGCTGGACTCCAGCTCCTCCACTCCTCCTACTCCCTCGAATACCGCTCCCGCTCCATCAAACCCCAACCACCCACCCGAGCCGAACTCCGCCACCTCCACGCCCTGACCAACTGGCTCGCTCGCATGTCCGCCTTCTCCGTCTCGCTCGGTCCCCAAACGCCCACCCGCCGCTTCTCCCTCCCTCCCCCCAAGGCCCACCCATGAAACTCTCCGAAGTCACCCTCGCCTGCGGCACCAAACTCTCCTCCCTCTCCCCCAGCGACCCCCTCTTCTACATCGACAAAGACGAGGTCCGCAAGATCACGTTCTGGGACATCATCACCCAACCCAGCGGTGACTGGATGATCTCCCACGCCACCACCACCCGCTACGCCATGTCCCGCCTCTACTCCACCGCAGCCTCGGCATGGGCCGTGCTCGCCGCTGAAAAGCAACGCGAACTCCGTGCCCTCTGCATCAAAGCCCAACCAGTCGGCACCCCCCAGAAATACTACATCGGATTAGCACACGCAGAATGCGCAAACTGGATCTGTGACATCTTCACCGCTGGCGACAAGTGCGTCGCTTCTGCGCGCGCAAGCAACAAGGACGCCGCGACCTTCCGCGCCGCCTGTATCGCCTCTGCCCTCAACACCACCAACGCCGACCTCTAGCCCCCCGCAAGGAGCCCCGCAATGACCGACCCCACCCCCGAGTACGAACAGATGGACGCGATCATGGTTGATTTCCGGCGGCTGGATTGGACGAACGGCGCAGAAAGCGGCGGCCTACTCGTCGATACTGGCGTCATCTCAGCCCTCGCCGCCCCGCTCGAAGCCGCGAACGCGAGGATCAGGAAGTTGGAGGCGGAGATTGCACCGCTTCGGCAGTTTGTCGGCCACAGCCTTGTGCTGTCTGCCTATCGCACCGCCGACGAGATGCGAACCCAGATCACCGAACTCCGCGAGGCCGTGAGGGTGTTGGCGAAGGAATGCCACACTTGGCGAAAGCGGCACGATGTCGAGGACGTGAACCGCATGGGCTATTCGGATATTGACGCCGTGAACGCCAACCCCACCGCCCGCGCCGCGATCGAAGCGGCAAGGGCACAGGAGAACAGCAAGTGAACAAACTACCCGATCTGATCGAGGAACTGCGGATGCTGCTCGGGCGAAACGTTACGAGCGCGGGGTTCATCCGCGACCGTGCCATCGCGGAACTCACCCGCCTACGCCAGATCGAGGCCGACGCGAAGGCGGCGGGCCAGATCACGAGGGACGGGAAGTTCGCACGGCTCGGCATGAAGGTCTGGCACCCGAAGCACGCCAAGCCGAGTGAGTGTTTCATCGAACACCCCGAAGATGGGTTCTCAATCGAGATTGAAGAGGGGGAGAAGTTCTTCTACTGCCCCGTGTCCGACTGCTACTCCACCCCCGAAGCCGCCGAAGCGGCAAGAGAGGAGAAGGCATGACCGACCGCATGACGTGCCCGCAGTGCCGGTCGGTCAAGATCATCGTTGCCTATTGGAGAGATCCGCCTTCTTCGCTTTGCGCCTGCCGTGACTGTTGTTTAGTATGGAATGAGAGTAACCGACCAAAGAACTTAGACCCGTACACCCGCTGGAAAGAGCATAAGGAGAAGGCATGAAGAAGAAGCACCCCAAGCCGCTCACGTCGAAGCAGATCAGAGACAAGGCCGCGAAAAAGTGGAACAACATGGTGGGCCTGTTGCCGACCCACGAGGAAGAGTACAAGGACGGCTACCTCGCGGGCTACCTCGCCGGTCGCAGGGCGGGGCGGAAGGAGGGGAAGAAGTGAAGAACCTCCACACCATGACCACGGCCCAACTCTGCGACTGGCACGCAGAGCGGGCGGGGTGGTTCGCACCAAAGACCAATCCCGACGCTCCTGCAAACGTCGAATGGACAAAACGGGATCGGCTGGGTCGTCTTCTCTATGGCGGATGGAGCCGTGGACAGGCAACACACCCCTTCCCGCCCACCCTCGACGATGCCGCGTCCGCGATGCCGGAGGGGGTCAGGGCGTGTCTCGTTGAAACTGGGTGCGCATCTGGCATCTGGCTTGAATGGCGAGCCGTGAAGAAAGAGAAATGGGGGTACCGCGTACTTGCCAAGTGCCCCGACACCAACGACGAAACCCGCGACCGCTACCTTCTGGCAGCGTTGGCGGCGAAGCAGGAGGCTGGCGAATGACCGTCTACACCCGCATCGCTGCGATACTAGACGCATTCGCCCGTCAGGAGCGGGCAACCGCCACGGACCGCGCCAAGTGCAACCAGCCCGGCCCGTGCGAGGCGTGCGAGCGGGAAACGGTCTACGGCGGCGGCTTGTGTCCGACGTGCTTGGAGTTGGCGGCGGGGGCGTGTAGGAGAGTCGCGTCGATTTCGCCACGAAATTGAACGATGCACGATATCGCCGCGAGTTCGATATATCGTGGCATGAGCAACACACCCAAATCCGACATCGGCCCTCGCATCTCCGACCTCGACGCTCGCATCCGCGAGTGGTTCCACACCCGCCGAAAGGACCGCCCATGAACTTCAACGCCCACTTCGTCAGCACCTTCACCTCCCCCAACCCCTTGCTGGCCTGCCACTTTTCCAGCTTCACCCCCGAAGGCGAGTCCCAGCACTCCTCCATTCACCTCACCCGTTCTTCCCTCGCCGAACTCGCCAGCGTCCTGCCCACCTATCTCGCGTTCATGGACGACGTCGCCTTCCTTCAGACCCACAAGGCTCTCCTGTGTCCCGAAGACCTCGCCGCCATATCAACGATCCTCAACTACTCGGTCCTCAAGACACCCCGCGACCTCCGTGCCTCCCTGCTACCTTTCTTGACGTCGGTGCGTGCTCGCCTCTCGGACACCAACGCGGCCTCTTCCACGCCACCTACGTCATCAACGGAGACTACTACCGTTCCGCCGTCGCCCCCTGCCCCATCCTCGCCGTTGCCCTCTGCCTCGAACTGACCCTCCTCGAACCCAACCTCCTCTCTCTGCTGGACTTCACATGGTCCTCTCCATCGACTGCGAAACCAGCTCAGCCTTTGAGCGAGACGCTTTCAACCGCCCCCTCCCCCATTCCGACCACTTCCACCCCGCCCGCATCCACGGCCAATCCGGCATCAGCACCCTCGCCCGTGCCGTCCCCCTCATCTCCGTCACCCTCGTTCGCGCTGATCCAGCCCCCGGCTACGAGTGGCTCGCCAGCATCGAGCCCATCGACACCCGCCTCTTCCTTCTCCACAATCCCACCCACGTTCGCTGGCTCCGCGAGTGGCTCTCCCGTGCCACCCACCTCCTCGGTCACAACATCAACTACGACCGCTCCTTCCTCCGCTACTTCGGACTCCGCTCCTGCCTGCCCCTCGGCATTCCCATCATCGACACCACCATCCTCAACTACCTCGACAACGACGCTCGCCCCGAACGCTCTCTCAAGGACCTCGGCCCTGTCTTCAACATCTATTCCTACTCCGACTCCACTCTTCGTTCCGGCTCCCGCTTCCCTTCTCCTCACTCGCCTGAAGCTCAACACTACTGCGCCCAAGACTCCCACAACGTTGTCCTCCTCGCTCGCGCCCTCACCCGTTCCATCATCTCCAAGCATGGCCCCTCTTCCCCCAAACTCTCAGCATCTGCCGCCTCCTTCTACTCCGCCACCCTCGACATCGCCCTCACCTTCATCGAGTCCGGCATACCCCTCTCTGCCTCCGCCCTCTCCTCCACCCTCTCCGACCACCTCACTCGGGCCGACGCAGCCGCTGCCGCCACCCTCACCCACGGCCTAACCCTCAATGGCGAAGGCTCTACCGCTTCCCGCCAATCCTTCATCGACCGAGCCATCGACGAGATCGACTCCTCTCCTGACATCCTTTCCTCTCTCAACCTCCCCACCATCCTCTCTCACCGTCTCATCAACCGCACTGGCACCGGCAAAGTCTCCACCGACGACAACAACCGCACCCTCCTCCTCTCCCTCCTCTCTCCCACTTCGCCACTCCGTCCCGCTTTCACCGAGTGGACCTCCTGCTCCCGCCTCAACAAAGTCATCTCCACCTACCTCTACCCCCTCCTCCACGGCTCACGCAACCCACGCTCCGACGGCTCGCGCGACACCACTTCCGTCGCTATCAAACCCCCCACTCAAGGTGTGTTTGCTGGGGGCTATGACCCGGACGTTCTGCTCGCCTATCCCTCCATCTTCGTCACCCCTTCGCAGGAGGGCAAAGACTCGACAGCAGGTGACAGCGGCGGTCAGTCCCAAGTCCGGCTCTCCTTCAAGAAGCCCGCCGCCCAGACCTTCCCGCCCGTCGTCAAGAAGTGCCTCCGCTCCCGCTACCGTGGCGGCTCCATCGTCTCGCACGACCTCTCCCAGATTGAGCTTCGCGTGCCCGGCGTGCTCTCTGGTGAGCCCACCCTCATCACCGAGTACCAGCTTCCCAAGCCGGACCTCCACACCAAACGCGCGGTCTTCGTCTTCGGCCCTTCCATCCTGTCCTCACCCGACTTCAAGTGCGGCGACATGCGCAAGGACCCTCGCCAGTGGGCCAAGAAGCTGAACTTCTCCGACCTCTACTGGGCGTTCGCCAAGCGGATGCAAGCCTCCATGCTCAAGGACACAGGCCGTCTCTTCCCCTTCGACTTCTTCCTCTCCATTGTCCGCTCCCGCCCCACCCTCCGCCCCGTTCTCTACGATTGGCAGTGCCGCCTCATCGCCGACACCCGCCGTCTTGGCCACATCACCCTGCCCTTCACCGGCGCAGGCCGCTCCTTCACCGACTTCGATCCCACTAACGAAGACCAAGCCTACATCACCTCCGAAGTCCTAAACTGCCCCATCCAAACGACAGCTGCCACCGTCCAGCGAGCCATCGAACATGCAGCACTCTCATCCAAAGAAGCCCGCTCCCTCCTCTCTCACGGACTCATCGCTCCCTTCCTCGATGTCCACGACGCTTGCTACACCGACTGCCACCCCTCAGCCCTCTCGGCCTACCTCGCCCTCTATCAAGATGCGGTTGAACGCATTGCGACTACGGGCTATTGGTCCCACATCTGCGAGCACTACGGACACTACGTCCCTCTCGTTGCCGAATGCACCATCCACGCCTCCACCTGACTTCTCCCACAAGCCCCAGACCACCTACATCAACCAGCAATTCGGTCCCTTCGTCGTTCTCTCTTTCCACGCCCGCCATCTCAACAACAACTTCTTCAACGTCCGGGCCACCTGCTGCGGCACCATCCTCGTCCGCTCCGCCTCCTCCCTCTGCATCGCACGCCGTAACAACCGGCTCCGCTGCTCCTCCTGCTACGACAACAACCGCACCCTCCTCGCCGCCTCCTCCTCAGAAGACCCCGACAGCCCACCTCCTCGCGTCTCTCGCATCACCTCCTCTCGCCGACGTCGCTCCAAGATCCCCCTCATCGCCGCCACCCTCTCGCTCAAGGTTCAAGCGGTCTACTATCGGATCAGGCAGTACGGTCTCAAGTTCGTGCTCTCTCAATACGAAGCCGCCCTTGCCAACCAGCCGATTCCCCCTATTCCCTACAAGCGACAACGCCCATGCCAGCCGAGCACACCATCCTCATCGACTCGCGTGAGCAGCACCCGCTCCCCCTCCCCTCCACGATCCACACAATCTCCGGCTCACGCTCGTCCGAAGGTCGGGTCATCCGCATCCACAAACTCGTTCGCACGCTTCCGACCGGGGATTACTCGCTCTCCTGTGCCGCTCCCCGCTGCATCATCGAGCGAAAAGGCTCCCCCTCCGAACTCTGCAAGAACCTCCTCACTGACGACCGAGCCCGAACCCTCGCCGCTTTCGACCGTCTCTCCGCCTTTCCCGTCCCCATCCTCCTCCTCGAATGCAACTCTTCCATCCTCTTCAAGCCAGCCGCTCCTTGGACCCACAACCCCGGCCCCGCCTTCGACCACCTAATCCATGAACTCTCAACTCGCCGCATCTCCCTCTTCTTCATCGACACCAAGTCCGACGCAGGACGCAAGGCCGCAGGCGAACTCGTTGTCCGCCTCCTTCTCCTGCACCAGTACCCCCCACTCAAGGAGTTTGTATGCCCAAGCGACGTGCTCGTGACCAGCCCGCTGTCAACCTCGCCTACGCCACAACCGCCGAACTCATCCGAGAACTCCGATCCCGGTCTCTCGACTTCGCCTGCTTCGTCAGTTCTCCCTACAAGTTCACCGGCTTCACCACCTCAGATGAGGTGAAGTTTCTCATCCACGTCCCCATCAACCGTCCCAACTTCCTCATCACCGTCCGTTCCCTTCTCGACTCCCACTCCCCCAACCCCGAAAGCACCTCCAATGACCACCCCCTCTGACTCCATCTTCTCCCAGCTCCCCTCTTACCTCCTCGACTCCATCCGCAATCATCGCCTCCACCTCGCTCACAACGAGACCACCCACTTGAAGGACGCGACTCGCATCCTCCAACTCGCCCTCGCCAGCGACAACTCCCCTGCCTACCGCGCCGCCTTCCTCAACACCATCCTCAACATCCTCCGTTCAACCCACGATGAGGCCCGAGCGCAAACCAGCAACAGCTACGAACTCGCAGCCTCAATCAAGACCCACCTCCCCTCCGCACCCTCGCATGACACCTATGTACCCATCGCTCCCAACTCCAGCGTCCACACCCGCCTCTCGGGTGCTCCTTGCGGCGACTACCTCACATCACCTCGTCTGATCGACAGCTGGTTCAACAACCTCGGCGGCGAGCTGTACATCGAGTCCACTCCACCGTCCTGCACAGCGTCCTGTGACTGCGGCCCATCCGGCTCTGCCATCCGCGAGATCAAGCCCGTCCGCCTCTCCATCCCCAACAACGGCGATGACGACGACCTCTGATCCCTCCGATCCAACTCGATGCACCCGCACGCCGCACACCGCGTCGCGCGGGCTTCCCCCCTAGGAACCCCACCCGTGAAGATCACTGACATCTACTTCCACGACGGTACCACTCCCGTAGCCGCCCACGAAGGCCCCGTCTTCCTCATCCGCACCAACTGGGCGAGCCCCGCAGAAGTTCAGGAGTGCGACGACTGGTACGTCTGCCCCGAGCACGGCTTGATCGCCTACCGCTCTTACAAGGGCGAGGGTGACGTTATCCTCGGGTTGTGGAACAGCGAAACAGAGGACTTCGAGCCTGTCTTTGAGGCTACCCGGCAGAACGGTCGCCTCATCTGCCTCGGCCTGTGGCCTACCCGTCAAGCCGCCCAAACCTACCTCGACACCTGCCAGCCTCGACCTTGAGTGGGGGGTCTGGTGGTGTGCTATGATGAGGCACTCATCGGAGGCAGCACATGGCACGCGAACTCTCAAACGTCATCCCCCAGCTCAACGACCAGTTTGCCACCATCAAGTCGGGAACTTCGGGTTCTCCCTTGTTTGTGCTGCACGCTGATGCAAAGCAGGTGACGACCCTGCCCCGCAACCCCTACGCCACGATCACCTCCACTGCTGCGGCTGACATGGTGTGCTGCCCCTCCGTCGTGAACACGGGAGCCAACTTCCTCGACCTCTACCACCTCTACCGGGGTGCGGATGGTACGGCCCCCTTCGTCCGAGTTTACGGCTGGGTGCCCTTCGTCACGTCCCGCGACGCGAACGCCAACCTCCCCGTCACTCTCTCTTCGGCGTTCCCTGCTCTCAGCGGCATGTGGATTCCCTTGCAAGAGCACCTGACCGACGCGCTGCTCGTGACGTTTGATTCGTCCGCTGCTGTCGATCAGGCGATCACGAACAACACGCCTCCTATTGACGTACCTACGCTGCCCACTCCCGGTGCTACGAGCATCGCCTTCAAGCTCACCGCTCGCCGTTCCTTCTTCCTTTCCGGTGCCACCCGCGTCCTCGTCACCGTTCAGACGGCTTCGACGGTCGGCAACGAGTCGATGGTGGTTGGCCGCTTCGTCTGCTAATCTCCCTACTTGGAGTGTGTCATGGGGTTCATCATCAACTCGCTTGGCCCGAAGCCTGCTCCCCGTTCCGCTGGTGAGAACGAGTGGGTCGAGTCCAGCATCCAACTCATGCGCAGCGCGGTCGGCTCCACCCGCACTAACCGCTGGTTCATTGCCCAGTCCGGCTCCGGCAGCGCAACCGGCGGCAGCGGTGCAGGTACATTTGCCAGCCCGTTTCTGGTGCGGCACCTTGCCGACCTCCGCTCGTTGATGGTCAACAACTCCTTTGTTCCGCAAGTGGCGAACACCGAGATTCTGCTCCGTTCGGGCGACGTGTTCCGTCCTGACACCGGCAACATCGCCAACTCGTGGCTTGTCTTCCCCTCCCTGCCCAACTGGACACTCAACACCTACTCCCGAACCTACACCGCAGACACCAGCAGCAACGGCAGACTCGCCCGTTCCGCCCTGTTGCTCGGCTCCATTCAAGTCGGCTCTGGCGGCTGGACCGCCGACGGGACTTACACCAATCTTCAGTTTCGCGCCGTTACCCAGACCGTCTACCACGTCTGGTACTCGCACCTCGACCCCATCGACGGCCTCGCCTTCGGCCTCTCGCCCAACACCTTCCGCTGGTATGGGCGGCTGCCTGTCGGTGCCAACCTCACCACCGCACTGACGGCGATGAATAATGCTCCTACTCAGGACTCCGCCGTTTACGACACGACCAACCAGCGGCTCTATGTGAGGTTCCGCACGGGTCGTACGAACGCCGCTACCGACGCGATCCTCGAAGCCTCTATCTCTCAGAATGCGGGTGTTGAACTGGGACTTGCGGACAATCACTGCATCCGCAACATCGCCGCCGTCGGCTTCGGTATGGACGCAGACAACGGCGTGAAGCAGCGGTACTGCATTCACGTCTCGTGCAGCGGCACGCAGAAAGCAGTTGTTGAGAACTGCGTCACTGCCTACTCAGGGCACCACGCTATTGGCCACTTGCAGACGAGCGGTGGTGGTGGCTCGGTCCTGTTCCACAACTGCGTCATCGGCTTCTGTCAGGGGGATACGGGAGGCAACTCCACGCCTCACGTCTCCTACTCAAACAACGGCGGGCACGAGGGTATCGTCAGCTACTGCCAGTTTCCCTTCGGCAACATCCGCTCGGTCAATGCAGGGCCTTCCGGTTCCGGCACCTCACTCACAACAGGAACCGCGACCGGCCACTGCAACATGATCTACGGCCACTCGGGAGCATCTGGTGCCCCCTTCGACTTGCTCATCGGCTACCGTTGCACCGTAGCCCAAGACGCGGTGAACGACGGAGGCTCCACGGTCTTCCTCGGAAGTGGTGAGGCTCGCGGTGTGAACGCCCGCCCTGACCACGAGGCCGAAGCTACGTGGCAACGCTGCGTCTTCATCGAGTGCTCCATCCCGGACGGCCCCCTCTCCTTCGCATCTGGGCTGGGTGTCGATTGCTGCTACAGCGGTTGCGACATCAACATCTCCACCAACCCCGCAAACGACCTGCTTTTCAACGCACAGGCTGACGCGGACCCGTTACCTGCCAATACCAACAACATCCTGTTTGTTGGCTCACGACTTCAGATGAGCAGCCGCCGCCTGTTCACTTCTGCCATCCAAAACAACCGCTTCATCGGCGGCTGTTTTTCTGTGGGCGACAACAAGGCTCAGACCAGCGTGTTCATCGGTTTTGCGAACTGCGACATCATCCTCGACGGGCGAGCCAATCACTTCTTCGAGTTGTTCGGCAGGTTCCGTACCACGCAAACCACCCGCTCTTTCCTGCTCAACACCGCCTTTTCTGTCGTCAACCAGCGTGACGAAAACCCCGCCCAGAACATGCTCGGCCTCACCAACCGTAACATCGTCGGGGGCGATACGGGCGGTGCCCGAGGCTGCGCCTTCTTCGGCATCCGCGAAATCGACACCGTCGACTTCTTGGGCTACAACCTCACCGGCTCGCCCACTACCCTCTCTGCTCCCTTCGGTCCCAACACCATCATTCCCGCAGCCGAGCCCCATCTTCCGTGGCTTCGCCCCCAAGTCAACCTTTACGGCGACCCGTTCCCTGTGAACGTGGTCGGCCCCTACGGCAGCAACTTCCCTTCTCGTCCGAGCACCCGCTTCCGCACCTTCAATCGTCCTACCAACACGCCCTTCTCTCGGAGCTGATCTATGTTGTTCTTGGCGGCTGACCTCCCTTCCGTCTCTTCCCTCGTCAGTGGGTACGGCCCCTACGGCTTTGGGCTGGCCTGCGTTGTGGTGGTGGTGTTTGTCATGCTGCACTTCTTCAAGGCAACAATGCTGGCCGTCAAAGAGATCAACCGCGAAGCCCGCGAGCAGCGTGAACGCGACATCGAAACCGCCGTCACCGGAGTCATGAACTCCGTACACGACCCGATCAAGCAGATCACCAGCGAACTCCGCCTGATCGCCGAGCTGAACCGTGTCACTGCGACCACACTTGAACGTACCGTGTCTCGATTGGAGCGTTCCAACGAGACTTCCCGTCCCTCAGAGTGAAAGGCACTCCCATGAATCGCATCGTCCAAATCCTCTCGTCTCGAACCGTTTGGGCCTCCATTGCCACCGTTGTCGGCGGCGGACTCACCCTCTTCTTCAAGCTCTCGCCTGAAGCCTCCGACGCGATTCGCACGTCCGTCACCGAGATCGGTGCAGGGTTGGCTGTCGTCGTGGGTGGCATCTCCGCCATCTACTTCCGCGTCAACTCCCGCGCTGACCTGACGCCACCCTCCAACTCGTGACCCATGCCAGCCTTCCTCACATTCCTGCTCAACCTCATAGCCCGGCTCATAGAGTCCGGGCTACGTTGGCGTCAAGAGAACCCCGATGAAGCACGCACCGCGACTCCTACTGCTGACGACGCTGCTCGCCATCGCCGCATCCTCGACCGGCTGCGTCAAGACCGAAACAATCTTCGTCCCCCCAACGATCCCAGTCCGCCTCGGTGAAGACCTCCACGGTGTCACCGTCTTCACCCCCGATCCCTCCACCGGCAAACTCGTCCGCTCTCGCGCCTCCCTCCGCGCCGGAACATGGATCACTTACGACCCCGCCGAGTGGATCACCGACTCCGGCCCTACCCCTGCCACCCAATCCCTCACCTTCCCCCCTCCCTGATTCCAATGCAGCGCAGCTCCCTCGCTGTGCGTCACCATCCTACACCTATGGTGACGCGGACCTCCTGACCAAGAACGAGATTCTGGTTCCCAAGGGGCCACCTGAACTCCAACAGGCGGCGCAAGCAAACTCGTGACAGCCCGGAGAGCACGGGCACTTCCCCTCGGCGGCGTGGACAGTGACACGCAGGCAAGCCAAGAAAGCCAGCCGTGCTGGCCTCCTTCTCGATAGTGTGGGCACGTTGTGATGCTATACCACCGGGAAGCCTCATCGAGATAGCCGGTTCGACTCCGGCCCGAGGGATTGACCCCCCACTCAAGGAGTTCACATGGAGAAGACCAAGTACAGAGATGATCTGCCTGCTGAGCACTTCTTCGGGCAGCTTGCCGACGAGCTGATCTCGCTCATCCGGTTCAGCTTCCGCGAGAACGGCAGGGACGAAGACGTAGACCCGCTCCACCGACGCAAGGTGGCCGAGCGGTGCAAAGACTGGTACGACTCTTTTGACGACGCAGAACGAACCATCCGCTACAGGGAGGGCTTCGATGATGGCTGGCGTGCAGCCATCCAGACCCTCCGTGAAGGTGCCTCAGCACCAGAAAGCCCCTGATGACTCGCAAAGATTACGACGTGCTCGTTGACATCCTCGTAGAGTTCGACCGCAGGATCAGCTCAGACCGCGACATGCCCCTGTCTGTCGCAGACCGCACCCGTGCCGCCATCCTCAACATCACCTGTCAGAAGGTCCGTGAGGCGAACGCCAACTTCGACAGTGGGAAGTTCCTCGCTGCCTTCGACAAGCGAACCGGAAAGAAGCCCAACTGATGCCACCCCCCACCCCCACTCCCCAGTTCACTTCCCTCTATGACGCGTCCGACTGGCTCGCTCACAACGGCCTCGTCGCTCGCACCCCCCTCATCCGCTCCTCTGACTCCTCCCTTGTCCGCAACTGTCCCTTCCTCTACTACCTCGTCCGGCGGCTCTCCATCGTGCCTGCCATCAAGAACTCCGAAGCCCTCTCACACGGCTCGTGGTTCCACAAGTACATGGAAGGGTGGCAGCCCAACGCCGAGCCCGGCTCCCCCGACGAACTCGACTCGCCCTTCGTCAAGGCGTGTCTCGACCACCGCCTGACCGAACTCACCGACTACGGTAAACTGTTCGGCCAATCTCCCGGCTCCATCCAACTCATGCTCGACGACGAGAAGAAGCGATGCCTCGAAGCCTGCGTCTGGGCTCAGTGCGCACTCGACACCCCCATCTCAACGACCGGCTTCTCCATCCGTCGTTACCTCACGCAGCCCGGCCTTTCCGTCGTGGCCTGCGAACCCGCCATCACCGTGAAGCTCAGCGGCGTGACCACCGCCGTACGCATCGTGCCCGACGCCCTTCTCTACGACAGCATCAAGAAGCGGCTCTTCATCATCGACTACAAGACCACCACCAAGAAGCCCTCCGAGCGGGCTCAGGTGTGCCCCTTGGAGTTTCAGACCCGCCTCTACAGCATCGCCATCATGGAGGCCCTCCGCACTCAAACCCTACAGGAAGAGTACGGCCTGCCCTCCGACACCACCTATGGTGGCATGACGCACATCTGCGTCCAGAAGCCGTCCATCCGCTTCAGTGGCAAAGACCGCAACACTGTCACCATCGAGAAGACTCTGACTCGTGGACCCGACAAAGGTGTAGTCCGCCTAACCAGCAAGATGTATGGCGACCCCGTGCTCGGCAACTACCTCAAACGAGTGCGTGACTGGTACACCGCAGAAGGTGAATACGTCACCGAAAAACTTGAACGAGAGACTTGCCCTGTCGTCAACATCTCCTACACTTCTGCCTCCTACTTCGAGCAGGATCACGTCATCGCCCAGACCTACAAGTCCATTGACCAGATCAACCACTATGCGACGATGCCTGCCGAACCCGCCTTCTTCCCCCAGTTCCACGACGGCTGCTGGTCTCACCAGTCTGGCCTCTCTCCCTATGCCGCCTTCTACCTCTCATCCCCCATCGCTTGGCCCAAGGTGATGAGCGACAACAACCTCATCATCAGCCCACGCGACGCTACCGACGAAAAGTAACCCCAGACCCCACGTCTTGAGCCGCTCGGCTCTGTGGATTCCCCCCACTCAAGGTGTCGCAAGACACGGAGAACACCATGCCTCGCAAGAAGATTCGTGCTCGCAAGTCAAACCGCTCTCGCCCCAGCAAGCTGACCGGGCTGCTCCCCGCCAGCCATCCTCTGCTCCCCTACATCGAGCACCCCCGCTTCGGCATCATCGACCACCTTCGCGCCGATGTGCTGGCTGCTATCAACAGCGGAGACAACACCTTGAGTGGGGGGTTGACCCGGTTCAACAAGGCCCTCGCCAATCGGGGCTTCTCCATCCGGGTGAAGCCCACGATGTGGAAGCGGTGGATCGCTGCCCTCGGTATCACCACCCGCCGCGCCTTCGTCGCCGAGACCGCCTTCGTCCCCCAGCCTCAGCCTGTTCCCACTCCCCGCTCACCGATCATGCAGCAGGAAGACCCGGTTCAGCAGCAGTGGCCCGAGCCGCAGACTGCCCTGCCTCTCGACGTGCGGGCTCCGAGCGAGGGAGTTCAGCCTACGTTGCCCGACAACCTCTTCGCCGGTCTCGACGGTCAGCCCGATCAGGTGCCGGTCTACGCGACCGCAGGGATCGCGGGCATCAACAACATCACTCACTGAAAGGATGACTCGTGAGTCAAGCCACGCACACACTTGCAGCAGGCCAGTCGATCCAGCAGATCTACGGATCGTTCGGGGCGACTGGCACTGCACACTTCAACACGCCGCTCAACTCGATCGTGCTCTATTGCGGATTGCCTAAGCAGGGCAAGTCCCGCTTCCTTCAGGGTTACGAAGGTGCGCTCATCATCAACTCGGACTTGGGGCCGCAGTACCACCCCCGCTGTCAGGTGTGGCCGCACATGTCTACCGACCCTGAGCGGCCCGGCCCCATCACATCTACGGGTTCTCCCTTCAACTTTTCGTGGGATTCTATCAGGGAACTCGAAACTCAACTGTTGGACGCTGCCAAGAATAAGCGTCCTCGGCCCCGCGTCGTCCACTTCGACTCACTCACCACCTGCTACGAGATGGTCAAGCAGTGGGTCGCTACCAAGCTCAACTTCCCCACCTTCCAAGACATCACCGAATCTCGTCGCGCCTATGAGGCGGCGTACTCAGAGCTGATTCGCATCTTCAACAGCCTCAAGAACGCGGGCTACGGTGTGGGGGTGGTGGTCCACCTCACCTACATCAACATCCCCATCGACGACGGCGGCAAGACCGCCCAGCGGCTCGACGTGGCAATCACCGACGGCCTCTACAAGCGGCTCTTCCCGCTCGCCGACCTCATGATGGGCATCTCCTGTTTCGACCATTCCACCCCCATCACCCGCGAGATCACGCTGGCCAACGGCACGAAGATGAAGAAGTCGGACGTGAGGATCGAGTCACGTTTGCGAGTTCAGGCTAGCCAGCCCGGACTCGAAAAGGTGTTCGGTCGTCGCGTCCAGCTGCCTGATCAGTTCGACGTGCCGAACGACCACACTGCGTTCACCGAGTTCCTCAAGATTTATGACAAGTGCGTTGCAGATACCGTGTCGGCATCTGCTTCACCCTCACCCGCGTCAGCGACCTGACGCACTTTGCCGCAAGGCACGGAGTTTTTATGTCTTCAGATTCTGCGTTTGCTCAGTTCCAGTCCCAGTTCAACGCCATCTCTCAGGCGTACGCCGAGGCTAAGGCCGACGCTGGCCGTCGCTTCCCGCCGGACGGCGTGTACACGGTCGTCCTCACCAAGATCGAGACGGGCATCGACAAGTTCCAGTTGTCCGATCAGAAGGATGGCCCCACCGTCCCCTGCTTCGACATCACCCCCCACTACATCATCCCCGAGCACGCCGACCCCGCCATCAGCGGCATGGAGTTCACGGGCTCGACGATGCGGCTTCCCGCTCTGGCTCCCGATCAGGTCAAGAAGCTGCCTGACGGTAAGCAGACCAACATCCGCATCAACCTCAGCCAGTTCAAGGGCTTCTACCAGCACCTCACTGGGCAGGAAGCGTCGGCCTCCCTCCAGAACGACGTGCAGACTGTGCTCGATCTGATGGACACCGCCAACTCTTCTGGCACCGCCATCCAGCTCGACGTGAGCTGCGCCAGCAAGAAGACCACGGCCAAGAACGGCAAGGAGTACACCAACCGGAACGTCTACATCAACCGGCTGGTGCAGGGCGTGGCCGTCGCTCCCAAGGCTTGATCGTCGGGCCTAGAATCTGACCCCCCACTCAAGGTGCGGGAGGCTTGGAACACCACCAGCCTCCCCACTATTCAGGAAGCTTTGTGGCTCGCACCTCAACTCAGAAAGGAGGTGATCCAATGGCTAAGGGCAAAGGTAAGGGCAAGGGCGGCAAGTGCTGACCACTCCCCATGATCGCAACAGCACAGGCAAGATGCAGGTTGCTAAGGGGTGTCACCTATGGCTAAGCCGAAGTTCGCGTTCAAGGCCAAGCACAAGAATCCGAATGGTGGGCTGAACGCCGCTGGGCGTTCAGCCTACAACAAAGCAACTGGTGGCAATCTCAAGGCTCCTCAACCGGGAGGCGGGCCTCGCAAGGCATCCTTCTGTGCGAGGATGCTTGGCATGAAGAGGAAGCTCACGTCAGCCAAGACAGCCCGAGACCCGAACAGCCGCATCAACAAAGCCCTCCGCGCTTGGAAGTGCTGAGGCGATCACACGATCAACGGCAGAACATCTCTCTCTTCCGTGGAGCCCGCATCAGGAATGGTGCGGGCTTCTTTGTGTCCGGTGTTCATTCCCCCCACTCAAGGTGCTTTATGGACGACAACAATATAAGGTTGAAGATGGCAAGGTTTGAGTCGCTTTCCGATCAAGCTCACTCCCACTTCACGGGGAGCGGCGACTTCAAGAAACTGCCCACTGCCTACGTGCAGCCCATCGCTGAGATGTGCGGCATGGGCCTCGGCCTCATGGCTGCTCTCATCCAGAAGATGCAGGCGACCGTGCTCGACGATCCGCACGACGACAAGACCACCGCATCCGCCATCCGCTGCATGGAGAAGGCTGGAGCCATCATCGAATCAGCGGAGGGCCTTGTGCTGGAGACAGCTCGAAGCTGGGCCAAGCTGCCCTACAAGGACAGCCCGCTTCGGCACAGCACCACCGAGATGACCTTCGAGAACATGAGCGATGATGAGAAGCTGCTCAGGGCACTCAGGAGCATCATGCTGGCGATGGTGCAAGTGCATCGCTCGTGGGTCGTACCTGCCCAGCAGCAAACTATGTTGGAAGCCACAGGTCAACTCATCAAGAGTGAGATGGTCGATCCTGCGTCGTTCCCGCCCGACCCCGATGACGAGGCTGAGGGAGGGTTGTCGTGAGCAAGCGACAAGCGATCGGTCAAATGACGGTGACGCTCAGACGCAAGAGCCGCTCACCCGATCTCGTCCCTGTCACCCTCACCTGGCGCAATGGGCCACCACCCGAGGAGGTGGTGCCGTGGCAGCGTCTGGATGCCGTGAAGACCAAGGGCCTGCTGGGGTGGGCACCATCGCTCGCCCACAACGGCTATCTGGTGTGGTGCGGCCCGCCCCTCCTCAAGCCGAGTCAACCGATCACTGCCCCTCGTTGTGCCGAGTTGTTTGTGTCGGTGGAAGGGCAAGCGAGGGTGATGTGGTTCAACGAGATGGTCACGCTCAACATGAGCCAGCGAGACAAAGGCAACGACAAGTGGGTTCGCACCTTGCGGCTTTCCACCACGCCCGAACTCTGCACCAGCTGGACCCGCACCTTCGGCACGCAGCAGGCTGACCGCCTCTCCTTTCTGCTCAGGGAGGGGCGGTACCCGGGTGCGTGGCTTCTCACTGACGATGTGCTGGTGCTCTACATCAAGATCATGGCTGGCCCGCTCCGCCGTTGGGCTGAGCCCCGTAGGCAGTCATCGCTTCGTACGCCTGATGGGGAGCCATCCCTTGAATCGCAGCCTGACGCAGATCTGGGTCAGGATCAGCCTGAAGATTGAGCGGGTTGAGTTGGCTGGCGGCTTGCTGGAACTGTGCTCGGATCTGCGGGTTGACACGTTCGAGTACACGACCAGTACGGGGGGTGGTTCGTGCGTCGATGAAGGATCGCCACTGATCCCTCGTCACAGTGAGCGGCAACCTATAACGCCGCTCGAATTCACGAGCCACCCCCTCAGCCCCGCCCGGGTCATTACCCAGCATCTTGCGCATGTACTCGTGCTGATAGCCCACGATCTGATCGCGGTTCTTCACGAGCCAGTTGTCGAGCTGGCTGGGTTGGTTCCACGCACCCAGATCGACACCCAACGATCGGTACACCATCCGCTTGGGCTCCTCAAACCGGAGCAGCGTTCCATCTTCTCGGTAGATGGGCACCGACCCATCTGCCGCACGGTTGTTCCAGTCGGCAAATTGCTTCTGGCCCAGCACCGCCTGAAGCGGCCCCGGCAATTCCGGTGCAACGTTGAACATGCGTTGGAAGCCGATACCACCCGGCACCAGCCTTGGCAACGTCTCCGCGATCGCCGCTCCCGTCCCATCCTCATACAGCTTTTTGATGCCCGCCACCGGAATGTCGATGATCGGAGGCAAAGGCAGCACCGAATCTCGCGTGTCCACTCTGCCCTGTGACATGAAGGGCATCGCGTCGGTGGTGGCGGCGAACATGCCAGCCCTCGCCAGATCAATGCCCAGCGTCTCCTTACCCACCTCCCACATCAACGCACTCATGGCCATTGCTCGGCCCATGTCGTTGAGGAAGCCCGTGAACCCCGTCAGTCCCTCACGCCCTCCCAGCCGAGGCACCGTCTCAAACGCCGTCACCAGCGTCCGAGTGGGGAACGACAGCAACTGACGCAGCAGTGGATTCTGTGCCAACGACGTGATGCGTGCCACACCCTCAACCTTCTGGCTACCACCCAAGAACGCCAGCGGCTGGTCCATCCAGTGCCCACCAAACTGGGTGGTCTTCACCACCCTGTCCGCAAACAGCGCAGTGTCCGCCGCACCAAGTCCCTGCCTCTTAGCCAGACGCAAGGCTGCTTCTGCCGTGGTCACGCGGTTGACCCACTCCGCCTTCTGGAACAGGCTCATGGTCCCGTGAAAGAACTTGTCCCACGTCGTCTCAGCAGCCGCAGACGCACGGCGGCCCATGCCCACGCCCTCGTACAACTGAAGCCCTGACTCTCCGATCTCCAGCAGATCGCGGGTCTCGTTGCCCACCCTGAACTTCGTCAGATCGCCAAAGTGCTTCTCGATCAGCTGGTTACGCTCAGTCTCGCTGATGACCTTTGCCCCCATCTTCATGCGGTCAGAGAAGTAGCCACCCAGCCGCTTGAACGCCGCGCCGTACCCAGCCAGCACGTCACCGTAGCCGACCCACGAGCCCGCAAACAGCATCGGCTGCGTCAGGTTGATGAGGGCTGAACCCACATTAGGGATACCGAGGTGCGACGAGTAGAGCGTCTGACTCACGCGGTACTGAAGTTCGGAGGCCGTGCGAGCCACGCCCGCCGCATCTGTCGAGTTGCCGTACTGCCCCATCTTCTCCACAAAGCGACGACCCCACTCGCCCGTCTTCCTGATCCCATCACCAATCACGCCCTCGCTAAAGTTCCGAGCCAGCTGCTTCGTGAAGAGCACCGCTCCGCGAGCCGCCGTGCTGTGCGATTCCTGCACACCCATCAGGTGTGGCACCACCACATGCGAGATGAGATCTCTGTTGTACTGACCCTTGGCCAGCACGTACTCCTGACCCAGCAAGTCAGCGATACTCACTCCGCCCTTGAGCTGCTTCTCCACCTCATCAAGCGGCAACGCATACGACACACCGTCGCCGAACGTCTCCTTCGTCTCAACAACCGCACCGCTCTTCTTGAGGTTGCCCCACAACTGCTGGTCAGCAGCCCGCACCAGATCACCCACATCTGTCATGTACATCGCCTCATTGTGCGCGTAGTCCTTGACGTAGCGATCAATGGAGCGAGCCGAGTCGATCCTGTAGACGGCACCCGGCTCACCCTGCAACCCCTTGAGCTGCCGGTTGCCCTCCTTATACATCCGCACCAACCGCGCAGGTTTGTCGCCAGCCTGCGATGCGAGCTGTGGCAGATCAACCCCATCAATCAATCGTGCTGCGTACGCCAAGTCTTCGGGGTGGTAGGGAACCTTGCTCCTCGACCGCTCAAACACCAGTCCCGACGGCCTGACATTCTTCTCCTGACTGAGTGCTCTACCATCCAGTACCTCCCCGTTCCTGTACAACTCACGGGTGTTGCGTGGCATGTAGTGCTTATCTTCGATGAACCGACGCACGAACGTCTCGCTCAACTCCCGCACGTCGTCGGGGTTGTTAGGGTCCATCTGCTTGATACGAGCAAACAGAGCCTTCGTCAGTTTGTCCTTCGGCTTCACAAGCTGATGGATGTCCTTGAACGCATCGTTCGCACTGCCCGTGCCGCGTGCCATGCGGAACAACCACTTCGGATCATCGGTCATTCGTTTGGCCGTCATGTCGAACAGCCCATCGACCGCCTTGATGTACTCGTCAACCCCATACTGCTGAACCAACCGTCCAAAGTTCTCCTTGTTGGTCAGCAGCGCAGGTACTTCCTTCCTCGTCTCAAGGGCCAGCTTGCCGGTCTGCTTGTCGATCATGAGTCGAGTGGGCGAGACATTCGTGAGCATCCCGTCCCTGTGTACGTGGAGCAGGGTGCTGATGTCGCGGGCCACAGTCTTCCGCAGATCGCCATCCGTGTACTCCCGCCAGTTGAGCCCAATCTTGGGGTCGAGGCCGTGCTGCTTGATGAGGGCAGTCTCAGCGTCGAACACCCGCTTGACCTCTGGCCGGTTGAGTACCTCGTCGTGAACCGCCCCCACCCGATGGGCCATCTGGTTGACACGCTCACCGAGCTGCGATCGGATGTTGGTGAGACCCAGCATCTTGAACACGGAGAACCGATCGGACACCCAACTCACATACTTGGGAGCCGACCTAAACATCTCACTGGCCGCTCGGCCTCCAATAGGCGACGTAACCGCAAACAGCCACACCCACGGGTTCGTGACCACACCCCACAACGCCTTGCTCACCGATGAATCGCCCGTCGTCGCCTCAAGCCGCTGCCTGATCGTGCTGCTACGCTCAGCCGGAGTGAGCCGATCCTGTGCGAACATCGCAGCCATCCCCCCACTCAAGGTGGCTTCACCTTCGAGCAGCGAGGAGACGATGTTACGGGGTGCCGAGTAGATCGACTCGTAACCGAAGGGCGACACGTCAAACCCAGCTTGGCCGGGCAACGCACCTTGAGTGGGGGCTTGGCTCATGGCTCATCCTAGTCAAGTAAAAAGCGGGCAGCCGACTTGCGACTGCCCGCCCCGTGCCCAGCACTCCCCAGTGCTGACCCTCAAGCCATCATGTAGATCGCGTTGTGGTGGGGATCACTTACGCCGCGTCGAGTAGCGAATCGTCACAACAAGACCGGCCAGATTGGTCAGCGTGCCGCTGGTGTCCAGCAGCAGAATGTCGCCCGGCTCGATCTCGTTCTGGTCAGTCAGCACGGTCACGTCATAAACGCGGCCCGTCTCCAGCGTACCCGTAGCCGCGCCAAGAGCACCCGTCGCCGGAGTTGCACCCGCCGTAGTCACGGGAAGCCCTGCCGACACCATCGCAGCCACGTTCGCGTAGCCGCCAGCCGCGAACGGCACACGCAGGATGCGGAAGTTCGCAGCCGCGTCAGAAGCCCGCGTGTTGATGCTGTAGCTGATCTGGTCAATAAACGCGCTGATGCCGTTGCTGCGAGGCACCTGCGGGAACGACAAGGGACCGTCGCCAGCCGTCGCAGCAGCCAGGGGGCCGATGGTGGAGAACTGGTCGATGCGAGGAAGAACGTCGATGACAGTGATGGGTTGACCGGCCATGTGAATGCTCCAATGCAGAAGTTACTGTGCAACCCCGCTCTGCGCCAATGCGAGCAGGGGATCTTTCGGTTGTTCAGTATAGGCACCCTGACTCATCGCGCGTGCCAGCTCCATCAGTGCGTCAGTCCGGGGCTTACCCCCAATGACGACAGCCCCTCGGGGCAATCGTCGCCCCGCCAAAATCTGCTTGACCAGTCCGGGGTTGATTCGAGCGAGACGCTCGGCGTTATCCATGTCGGCTCGCATGAGCCGCTGCTCACGGAGTACAACCGCTCTCGCCATGTCTTCCTGCCTGAACGACTCGCTCAGGCTGGCCAACTCGCTCTCGTCCCGCTTCCAACCCAAGCTGCGAGCCGCCGCACTCGCAACCGGATCAACGATGTTCTCCCCTAGAAACTGACCCGTAGGCAGTGCAAAAGCGGCAGCAGCCGCAGCAGCAGGTAGCATCACATGCCTCCCTTCATCTGAGCGTAGATCTCAGCGAACCCGGGCCTGCTCGGCACGGCAGCCGCCCTGATTGAACCCTCATTGCGTATGACCACACCAGCCAGCTCGGTGATCCGTTCCTCACGCTCGCTCATCATGCGGCTCATCATCAAGTCCCGATCGGACTCAATCCGACGAAGCTGGCTGTTGAGCCGCTCAGAGTTCTGCATCTCCATCTCTTGCCGCGTGTTCTCTTGGTAGTCGCCCAGCGACTGCAACCCTCGCTGCTCGCCCTCTCGCCGGTTGCCCGTCGCCAGCCCATACCCATACCTACCAAGTTCCCACGCCGTCAGCGCGATACCGATCGGCAATGCGACGCGGCCCGCCACCTTTGCAAGTCCCGCCAGTTTGCCACCCTTTCCCGCAACTTGTGCAGCAGTGCCCGCAGCATCAGCAACCCCAGCCGCCGTTCTCGCACCAGCCGCCGCTCGTGTACTCGCAACCGACCTCGCACCCGAGTAGCCAGCCGCAGCCTCCTCAGCAGCGTCCGCTGCCTTCGCCCACTGACCCACTGCCTCTTGCGCCTTAGCCGCTGGACGAGAACGGAATGCCGGAGTCTTGGAGAACCGTTCAGCGTTCGCCGCCTTCGCCGCAGCCCGCCGCGCAGCCCTCTCGTTCAACGCAGCCTCCGGCGACACCGCCACTTCCGGCACACCCGGATTCGGGCGAGGCGTACGGCTACTCCGAGCCGCTGCTCCAGACGAGCTACGCTGCTGAAACGGCATCTGACCCGGATTGGTAGGCGCACCCCTCGGCCCTTCAGCCGGAGTAGGAAGCCCCGATCTGGACCTCATCTGCACAATCTCCTCCAGAGCGTAAGGGCGACTTGCACTCACTGCACGGGGACCGAGCGGAGTTTGAGTGCCCGTCAGCGTGGCGGGCGGGTTGTCGGACACTACCGCAGGCGTAGTCGGGGCCGTCTTGGGCTTACGAGTTCGCTGCACCGCTGCCTTCGGAGCCGTCTCGGGCTTCGCAGCAGGAGTCGCCGAAGCGGGAACCGTCGGCTTCGTTCGGGCTTTCACTGCCGCAGACTTCGGCTTCGCTGGAGCTTTCGGGGCGGGCGTGTCAGTCGGAACAACGGCAGGCTTGGCCACCTCTGCAATTGAAGCAGGAGCCGCCACCTTCTTAGGCTTGGCTACCTTCGCAGCAGCCGGAGCAGTCGCCGGAGCGACTTTGGTCGCGGCAGGGGTCGAAGTTCCAGCGAACTTCTTGATAACGGGATCGGGGTCGTTAGCCACCATCTCAAGTAACTTCTGCTCGTCATCACCAGTCTGACCGAATTGCTTGGTGAGCTTATCTAGAAGGGCACGTCCCTCGTTGCTCGCCTGAGCCTCGCTGATCTTCTTGACCTTGGCAAGTCGCTCAGCCAGCTTTACACGAGCACGCATCTTCAACGCATGGAGATTGTTGAGATCGGCCATTGGTTACTTCTCCTTCCGATTGCCGCGATCGCCCATCGCACGTCCGAGATTCTTCTCGTTCTGGTCGAGCACTTCGCTCAGGCTCTTGCGGCTCCGCTCATCGAGGTTGGCCAGCCGATCGATCTCGCTCTTCTTCACGCGGTCGATGTCCTCGCCCGTCGTCTTGATTTCGAGTTCAGCTTGGAGCAGCTTGCCCGCTGCTTTGTTGATCTTCGTGGTGTTAGCGATAACTGCCTGCAAGAAGGAAGCACCACCCGGCATACCCCTAAACTGCTGAAGCTGGGCGATGATGGGGCCATCGTTGTCTGGGTTGCCGTCAGTGAGCCCCGCCGCAAACGTCGCCGTCAACATACCGGGCTCAATGACACTCTTGCCATTGAACAACGAGCCGCTGGCCGACCGAAGCCGACCTGCACGCTCGTTCAAGTTCTTGACGTTGTTGTTCAGAAACTCGTCCGCGAACTGATCGGGTGTACCCGTAATTTGCAGTGCGTCAGTCATCGTATCCCAGAGACCCTTGTTCAGTTCCCTGACCTGTTGCTGGATTTGCATGTCGGTCTTGGACCCGTCGCTAAAGGACATCGCGCCGGCGGTCGCACGCAGCAACTCACGAGCCTGATACGCATCAACCCGGCCCGTCTTCAGCAGCTTGCTAAGGGCTTCGCTAGCATTCTTCTGGGCCGTCTTGTCGTCCGGCATGTCAGCCGCCTGAAGAGCCGTGAAGATGTAGTCGCGGACCTGCTCCTGCACGCCCTCCAATCCCTGCGTGTTACCAATCGAGCTGGCCACCGCATCCGCCACCCTCGACGTAACCAGCCGGTTGCCCATCTCTTGATCCATACGAGAACGAGATGCCTCCTGCTCAGGAGTCTCTCGCATACCCGGAAGCATCTTCTTCTTGCGGGCTTCGTAGGCGGCGAGCAAGACAGCGTTTTGAACAGGCTTGATGAGGCTGTCAGCCATCGCGGCAGTAGCAGTCGAACGACCGGCTTCCATATTGGCTGCCGCACCCATCAACTCGGCAGATCCCTCCCCCTTCATGCGATCGTTGGACTCAAAGCGAAGTTTGGCGGCTGCCATCCGTGCTTCGGCCAGCTCGATCTCACGCTGCGTGGCGGCTTGGATAGCCTCACGCTCAGCCTGCGTAGTAGCGAGGGCCATTGCCTCACGCGACTTGGCGTTGATCTGCTCGATCTCAAACTGACGCATGGTGTAGAACTGCTCGTCGGCCTGCTTGAGCTGCTGCTCCTGCATCCGTCGATCCAGCTCATTCTGTCCCGCTTGGAACTGCTGTCCCTGCTGCACCTGCTGCATCTGGAACTGGCGGTTCTTCTCAGCCTCGGCCACGCCAGTCGCCTGCTCCGACTGCCGCTGCGTCATCTCCTGCTGAAACTGATCCTTCATCGCATCCATCTTGGTCCGCTCCAGCGCAAGCTGGGCCTTCGCCAGATCGTTCTGGGCTCGCATCTGGGCGTAGTCGCTCAAGTTGCGCAGAGAGAAGCTGCCCGTCTCAGAGAACAGGCCGGGGCTGCTGACTTGGCTGGGCATCTGGCTCATCGACTGCTCCTCACGCTAAACGCCGAACGATCTCCCCAACCCGCGTCTCGCACGTTCATCGAGGCGAGCAGCCCCTCAGCATACGAGAAGATGGACTCGGGATTCTGCTGGATGATATCCGCCATCCGGTCCCGCCCTGACAACCGCATCTGAATAGCATTGGCCTGCGCCGCGTTGAGCACGTTGCCCCATGCCTGCCTTGACTGAAGCGCGAGCTGGCCCCAGTTCTGCTGCACCTGCGCTCCTGACTGGGCCATGTTGCCCGCCTGAAGCATCGTCTGCGACAACTGGTTGGTCAGCCCGGCGACATTCTGCCTGAACGTCGATCGGATCTGATTGAGCCCCTGATTCAACTCAGCACCAAACCCTCGAAGCCGCTCTCGCTTGACGCTCTCAAACTGCTCGTCGTTGACGGCGAGCGGCCCAAACTCACTCTGGAGTTTGGTCATCTCATCCTGAAACCGGCGGCTCATGGACGTAGCGAAGTTGCTCTCGTCTTCCAACGTGTTAGCCTGAAACTCATCACGGGCTCGGCGACTCTCGGCCACCGCTTCATCAGCGAACCGATTGGAACGGCCCAACATGCTGTTGGGATTCGAGGGGTCCATGTTCGCCGTGAACTGATCGGCCAACATCCCAAGCGGCTGAGCCGTCCGCTCCGCCGTCCCCATTACCGCCGCCGCACCGGCATCCGACTCTTGCACGATGCCCTGCCCAGCCTGCATCATGCGATCTCGCTGCCTGTCTGCCGCGGCCTGCTTCTGCCCGATCTCCCCAAACAGCGTGTTCGTAAACTGACCCAAAGCGTTGGGCTGCCCGTCAGCCAGCGTCTGCGTCGAGTCCCAGTTGAGCACCCGACCGAACCCGTCCGTGTTGGTCGTGCCCGCCAAAAAGCCCGGGTTGCTGCGGATGTAGGTCCGCTCGTTACCACCCGTCACCCTCGGCTGGCTGGGCGGCTGAAAGGCGGGCGTGTTGCGATTGGGACTCGCCAAGTTCGCAAACCAGTTATTGTTGAATGCAGTCATGGCGGCTCCCTACATGCGGTCACACCGCGCTGCGATCGTCGGCAACCATCTCGCCTTCGACTCGAACGCCCAGCAGAGTATAGTCCGTCTTCGGACAGTACACCTCAAAGCCCGGCACCAGATTGCTGCCCTGCACGCCCTGCCTCGCCCTCACCGACGTAGCCTGCGTCTGAATGGGAACCGCAGTGTACCCCGCGTCAGCCTCCGCAATTCCCGGTGCATAGCTGCCCGACCGCAAGATGGGCTGGCCCGTCGCATCAGGAACCTCCTGATCCCCGCGATAAACCACGCCCATGTAGGTAGCGTACGGCTCTCCGATCGACGGGCCAAACAGCGTGTCGAACCCGACTTTGATGCCGCTCACCCGCTTCTGCGACACGAAGTTGGCTTGCCCCTCCATTCCGTTGTCCATCTGCTCGCTGAGCGGCGGGCCATTCCACACCACCTTCACCGGACTGATGCCGACCCACGCCCCCTCACTCAGGGTAAGCCCTGCCGCCGTATCCACTTCAAGCGCACCAAGCCCACTCGTAGCTCCAGTGATGCGAGCACGCTTGCCTACGTTGGCAGGATTGGTCGGATCGCTCAACACATAGAGATAGCAGTCGGCGTAACGTGGGTTGGAGAAATCCCAACCAGTCGGTGGGTTGCCCGACTGCCCCATCACCGTAACCACAGTGTCGCCAGCGGACAAGTCTTCGTCGGCCTGCCACACGAGCCGTGAGTAGTCAGGCGGGTGCATGAGAACCGACGCCGTGTATTTCGTCGTGCCTTCCGTGTAGCGGGACCGCTGCGAGTCCACCAGATAGATGTTGCCTGAAGCAGTCACAAAAAACAAGCGACGGGTCAGCGAGCCCGTAGGAGATGCCTCAGTCCAGTCAACCGGAAACGCCCCCTGCTCGATGAACTTGAAGACCGAGGTGTCCTCAAGTTCGGTGATTTTGCCAACTGTCCACAACAGCAGCGTGTGCCCCGTCTTGTAGTCAGGGTTGTGGACAACGACCACGCCCAGCGTCGGATCGAAGCCGCAGACCACGTTGGCTCGGGTGTTTCGCCACTTCACATAGATGGGATCGTCCACACCACGCACGTCATCGAGCTGCCCGGTCGAGTCGATAAACTTCAGCCCCTTGTCGCTGACGAAGTACGCGGAGTTAGCAAAGACTGCAACCGCATTGGGGTTGATGATGCCGATGCCCTCGTGCATCTCCTGCACCTTGATGAACGTCGATTCCTTCCGCACCATGAACAGCCGGTCACGTCCGAACCCCACCGCATTCGGCCCCACCTGCACAATCCGCAGTACCTCAGCACTCGGAATCGACGGCGTGTAGCTCGCCCGCGAGCTGAACAACTCGGGGCCTTGTCGCACGAGCGACGACCACCGCAACTCGCCCAAATTGCTGTCAAACGACGTGGTGCCCTGCCTCAACGCACCGACCAACATCGACCCCTCATAAAAGCACGCACATCCGCCTCGCGGCATCTCCGCCTGAAAATCGGGCGAATCGGCGTACACGTCCCCCTTGACGACAAGCTGCTTGTCATCCAGCTCGTACCAGTAGATTGCACGATCAAGCCCGCCCTCATTCACACGGCCCGAGCCTGACCCGTACGTCGTACCTGAGCCCGAGCCGAAGCCCGAGATGCCCGACGACGTGGGCCAGTCATACGCCCGGTACGCTGACAGCGTGATGATCCGATCGAGCAGCAGCAGAGCAGCAGCAGTCGTACCACCCGCGCTCTCCGTGCGAACCGACCGATAGACGTAGGCCGTGTCCCACTTGGCCGTGTCATACGCGATCTCGATGGCAGCGAACCGCGACTCTTGAGCAGCCCCTGTCACGCTCGTAATCGCATTCACGCCGCCCGACCCCGGAGCACCCGAGCCGACCACCGTGCCCGTCGTCTGATAGCGACCGAACGCCGTCGAATCCGCGACCGCCACCTTCGACAACTGACCCCACCGCCCACTCCTCGAATCGTAGAGCTGGTACGCAAAGGTGTAGTTGCCCGGCGACAGCGACCGCACCGTTACCACGCTCGCCGCCTGATTCTGTCCCAGCCCCAGCGGGCTCACAAACGAATCGGGCCGTTGATTCGTCAGGACGATCTGCCCACCCTCACCCGTCAACGTACCCAGCGTCACCGTCTGATCCGGGCTGTTCAGTGTGGGGTTAGCCCCCGGACCCGTGTCGTACACCACGACCGGCGTAGTTCCATTGAAGTAGAAAAGGAACGGCTCCTCACCCTGCACGAACACGTAGACGAGCCGCCCGTAGACCGCCACGTCCATCTGAGCAGTCGCACTCACTCCCGCCTTCAGCTCGACGGCACCAACCGCGACCGTAGGCACAAGCCGCTTGAAGTAGATCGACGTGCCCTTGCGATAGACAAAGCCACCCGTCAGATCCTGAGCGCCCGTGCGAATTGTGACCGATCGCACAAACGTCAGCGTCCCGCTGCCCGAATCCAATGCCGCAAAATACTTGAAGCCGTGGAAAGGTCGCATCTCGATCGGATCGACACCCACCAACCTCGACGCGAAGCCGGGCTTGCACCCCGTCCTGCTCGACGACAGATCAGCGTTCGCATCCGTCAGCGAGTAGTCCCAAGCCCTGTTGCCCAGCGTGCGAGTCCTCACGGCAGATACTCCATGCGTGGAAACTCAGCGGGATCAGTCTTCTGCCGCTCGTACCACTTCCCATCATAGCGATGGTTGCCGTACGAGCACTCAGGCCACTTGACCACCTTGTCCGGGTTCTGCATGTAGCAAAGCGGGTTGAACACCCGATGAGGCCAGATCACCGGCTGATACTTCAGCAGTTGCCTGCTCAAGTAGATCGGCCCCGCCAGCCCCAGCACATCCTTCTGAACTCGACCCCCCTGCTTCATCTGATTGAAGTGCCCCTCCAATTCACGCAGGCACGTCCACATGGCCGGATGGTTAGCCTTCGCTGCAAAGCAGTAGTTGCCGGGACTCTCACCCCACTCGTTGGCGTACGCCAGCTCCACGCCATCCAGCAGCGGTCCCAACGGCTTGAACAGCTCAACATCCGTGTCTATGTACACACCCCCGTACCGACAAATCATCTCCATCCTCACGATGTCCGACTGCACCACATAGACGGTGTTGCCCTTGAACAAGGTGGGGATCTCGTTGAACATCTGCTGGTTGAACAGCTCGGGCACCAGCGACGCCCCCAGATCAGAATAGCGACTGGCGTTGGTCTTCGAGTTGACCCACAAGACGCACTGCCAATCCTCGCTGTTGCGACGGACAGCCCGCTGGGCCGCTCCAATCCACACCAGATCCCTCTCAGGAATCTCGTTGGGACCAAGCCACACATGATGCAGCATCTTCTGGATCACTTGCTGTTCCCCCCACTCAAGGTGTTGGTGACGGCAGCGAGTGCTCGCTTGGGGGCGGACAGGCAGCCGCAGCCGGTCGCACGCTTGGACCACGGCCAGCCCA